AAAGTTCGAACGGTAACTAGTTTTTGAGAAGAAAAATGAGCCATTACAAAAATATATTGATTGTGGTTATTTTGAAACATCAAAATGAGCATTAACTTGAATCACAATGCGAGTCACTCCAAAAGGACAGGTGTACATAATTAATCGTTTGGAGGAAATGAACTGTGGAATCAAAAGAACAAAATGAGATATGGGTAGATTTAATAGGTTATGAAGGGATATATGTGATTAGCACTCTAGGTAGAGTTAAAACAGTTATAAAAAGAGGGAATAGCGTAAAAGGCAGAATCTTAACACCTGTTGTTACCAAAAAAGGTTATTTAAGAATAGGATTAACTGACGAAAAAGGAATACAAAGGAGATTTTATATACACAGATTAGTTATTGAATCTTTTAATAAGTGCCAAGAAGAGAAGATGCAAGTTAATCATATTGATGGAGATAAGACTAATAACAGATTAAGCAATTTGGAATTTGTGACAGATAAGGAAAATAAAAAACATGCAATTAAAAATGATTTAAACGCAAAAGGTGAACAGATTCATACAGCTGTTTTTACTGAAGAACAAATTGAATGGATAAGAAAACACTACAAACCAGGCCACTCTAAATATGGAGCTAGAGCAATGGCTAGAACATTCGGAACATCACATTCAACTATAGGGAAGGTTGTAAGAAATGAGACTTGGAAGCATGTGTAACGAAATTCTAACGAAACGCGGAATTATTCCAGAAATGGATAGGGAGGCGATGTAAATGATGGAGGAAAGTACATTATCATTGGCGATTGTATCAGCGGCTATATGTCTATTAACATACCTAGTACACAGAATTGATGTCTGGGATAAAAAGACAGGATGGTCACAAGATGATAAATAAACAGCAACGTGATGAATATGAACGAAAGAAAATCTTGTGGATTATAAAGGATTTAAGAGCAAAGGGTGTACATAACAGCGCAGATAAGGTTGAGGAAACATACAAGAGGTATATCACTCTAGCTAAATGATAAAAGCCCTGCAAGGGGATGCAGGGCAAGACTAAGGGTATTGAAGAATTGTCGATTCTAAAAGTAAAGGACTTCTTGGAATGTAATAAGTTTAACACGTAGTTCATTAAATTTTTATATAAAGATTTTACAGATTTATGAACACAATAAAATTTGATAAAAGGAGTGATTCATGTGGAAGAAAACAAGAATCAAGCCCCTGCGGTAACAGAGGCTGTTGTAGAAGTGAAAATTCTATTAAATAATAAGCAAATTTGTGAATCTAACGTTGTACTTCAACTTGACCAGAAATAGTAGCACTATATCGTTCATGCATACGTTTTCTTAAGTTATCTTCATAAGCTTTTGTCGCTTCTTTTATAACCATTTCTAGACTGCTCTCTGGAGTTAAATCATTATACTGGTGCGATTGTTCATGGACGTATTTTAAAATACCGTCAACAATTTCATGATGAGATAGTTTGAAAATATCATCTAAGTCAACACGAATATTTATAGTAGTTGGTTTCATAAAAACACCTCCTTCCGTCTGATTAATTCGACAAAAAGGAGGAAAATCCTACAAGGATAAGACGCGCGTTCGCTTGTCGTAATATTCAGGAATTTAATGGTGTTCCCCATCTAGTAAAAGGATTCCTGGATATTTTGATGCGTGAAAGCATCAAAAAAGCCCGTACAGAAGCACAGGCGAGTTGTTACACATATCGGTAACTAAATTTTAACAAACTTTCAGAAAGTTAGCTATTGAAAAATAAAAAACGCTCGATGGCAACGAGCGATGTAGAGAAAACATTCCCTAAAATTAGCTACTTATATTATACCATAGGTTTTCTCTCAGTAAATAAGGAGGAATTCAAAAAAATGATTGAAAATCCAATTACTTACGGAAACCATCACGATTCATCAGCAAGAGACTTCATGGATTATTGCCAAGGGTGTGGTGGAGAAATCTTCTACGGAGAAGGGTACCTTGATTTTAGTGGTGATCCAATCCATACCGAATCCGAATGCATCAAGCAGTACGTTGAAGAACACTCGATGAAGAAAGTAGCAGGTGAATAAGGTGGTCCTACAAAACAAAATTGAAGCTGAAATTCAAATTCTAAAGAGTTTGGTTGAACGATACAAGCTAAGCAAAGAGCCTAACGCTGTATCAATGGTTGTAGCTTACGAATATGGATTACAGGCACTTATGGAAGTGTATGAAGCTAGTAAACAAACGGAAATAGCACCATTTTAAAAGAAGGGGAGATTTATATGATAGTTGAAAATTACTTTTCTAAATTGGCTCAAATAGATTGTTCGGGACATGTTGAGAAGAAAGGGCGTTTTAATTATTTATCGTGGGCATGGGCGGTTAAAAAGCTTCGTGAAGTAGATCCAACAGCCACATGGGAAGTAAAACGATTTGATGGAGTTCCTTACCTCAAAACAGATTGTGGTTACTTTGTAGAAGTTGAAGTAACTGTACAAGGAATAGCACTAAGTCAGATTCACCCGATACTTAACAATCAGAACAAGCCGATTGCAGAGCCTAACAGCTTTGACATTAACACAAGTATCCAACGTTGCTTAGTAAAGGCAATTGCACTTCACGGATTAGGATTGTACATCTATGCGGGTGAAGATTTACCAGAGATCCAAGAGGAAATGATTACTGCTCAACAAGTTGGTGCAATTAAAGTAAACATAAAAAAATTAGCTTCTCTTCGAAAAGTGGATGAAGACACGATTAAAGGACACTTAAGTATTAAAGAAGTTGGCGAATTGACATTAAACCAAGCGGGAGAAGTACTTAAGAAATTAACAAAGTGGGTTAAACAGGCTGAAAAAGAAACTTCTGAAATTGAAGAGCAAGAACAAGTAGAAAAAATAGAACAAACAAACTAAGGAGATGATAAACCTATGTTAGACAAAAATCAATCTAAAGTCGTCCTTCCGAAGTGGGTGTGGAAGGGCGCATGGAATGAAAAAGAAGCAAGAGTAAAGGCGATTGAGTACATCACCCCCGATCGCTATCCAGGATACAAAGTAATCAAAATTCAAGGCGACATAGCGGTATGCGAAAGGGCGAATGCGTGATGTTTAAGATACCTGTCAGACGTGGATCAATGAAAGAAATGCTAATAGCAGTGCGTGATTTAGAAAAACGGGGTTATGACTATGTAACGCCAATTAAACGAATATATAGGGCAGAAAGAACTTTTTATCATGAAGGTAAGTTCAGAGGGAGAGAAAAGGTTCGGTTTACTGGCATGGAAGACACTGTGAGCTATGAATGTTGGATGAAGAAGGTGAATTAAATGGCAGATGTTAAATGGATAAAGCTCTCTACTAGTATGTTTGAAGATGAAAAGATTCGATTAATTGAAAGTTTACCAGATGCAGATACACTACTAATTATTTGGATTAAATTGTTGTCTCAAGCGGGCAGAACAAATGCAAATGGTTACATTTTCTTGAGTGAAAACATTCCTTTCACAGAAGAAATGCTCTCAACACTTTTTAATAGACCGATAGCAACTGTGAGACTCGCACTACAAACGTTTAAGCAATTCGGAATGATAGACATCACTGATGATCAGTACATATGCATCTCGAATTGGGAGAAACATCAGAACATCGATGGGTTAGAACGTGTAAAACAATTGAATGCAGAACGAAACAAAAAGTACCGTGAACGTAAGAAACAACAGCAATTAGCACTAGAAAATAAGGGTGAAGAAAATGACGTTTCCGTGACGTCACGTGACGATACAGATATAGAAGAAGATAAAGAAAAAGATAAAAAGAAGAAAGAAAAACCTTCCCGTCACAAGTTTGAAACTTGCGACACCAATGGGGCTAAATATCTATTTGAAAAAATTAAGGGGAACAATCCTAAGCAAAAAGAACCTAACTTCAATAATTGGGCAAATGAATTTAGATTAATGCGAGAACGTGACAACAGAGAACCACAAGAGATTAAGGATGTTATTGATTGGTGCCAAGCTGATCCATTCTGGCAGGGGAACATTTTATCTCCTAAAAAGCTACGGGAAAAGTTCGATCAACTAACTATTCAAATGAAATCTAAAAAGGGAGCGAAGAACAATGCAGAGAGCAGCGGCAGCAATACCAACCGATATAGCCAAAAAGGTGAATATGACTATGGATTCTGATGTGTGTGATACACATGGCATGAATAAGATGAAGTTCGGTGGACAAGTTGTTTGCCCTCGATGTTTCCTTGAAAACGATAGTAAGAAGCTTCAGCAACAGGAACAAGCGAAATACGATGCAGATAAAGCAAATGAGAAGAAGTTCATGTTCCATCAACAAAGTATGATTGCCGATAGCAATATTAAGAAAGCTAACTTTGATAACTACCAACCTACTAGTGAGGAAGGAGCGAAGAACCTAGAACTCGCAAAGGCCATCGCAACGGATTATCTCAATGGGAATATTTTTAACACGATTATGGCCGGGAATTGCGGAGCAGGGAAAACACATCTTGCTTACGCTATAGCGGATCAGCTTGCAGGAGCAGGGAAGTCAGTTGTCTTCGTTACAGTTGGCGAATTGCTAAGGAAGATTAAAAGTACGTTCAGTAAAGATTCAACATTAACTGAAGATGCAATCATTCGAAGTCTAGTAAAAGCAGAAGTTTTAATTGTCGATGATTTAGGAGCAGAGTTAGGCGCATTAGATGCCAATACGAAAGCAACAAACTTCATTAATAGGGTACTATTCGATGTTTTCGATGGTAGGCAAGGTAAATCTACTATCTTCACGACAAACCTCACAGGAAAGCGTTTAGATGAGGCATATGACGAGCGAATCGTATCACGAATTCTTAATAATTTTAGAACAATAAAATTCGAAGAAACAAAGGATTACAGAAGAAAGGCATTGCCATTTTAAAGGGGGAATAACCGATGTGTGTATGTGAAGGAACGGGAGTAATTAGCAACGATATGGGGAATGGCTGCTATCAATTTGCACCGTGTATTTGCGAAGCAGGGAATCGCAGTCCTGAAGAAGTGGATAGAAGACGTCATGCCGTTATGGCGGAGTTAAGAGAAATTCATCAATTACAGCTGGAGGGAAAATGGGATGCCACGACTTGGAACGGATTTGGAAAAGGAGAATTACACAATGGCGTTGCAGCAGGGGAAGTACATGAAGAAATCGCGTCGTAATTTATATATCGCTTTGGAAGAGTTGGACTTAGTGTTTGATGAAAGCGAAGTGATTCGATTAAGAGAAATGTGGGATGAGGATAAAGATATTCTTGAAATAGCAAAAGAGCTAGGAAGACATCAACTAGAAATCGCCGCATTAATTATGGATCAGGCAGATAAGAACAAAATCAAATCGCGTCCAATGGGGTTAGGGGCATGAAACAACTAACACTGGAGGATGTAGTCGGAAGTTTTGATTATACCGCAACAAGTACCGTGGATAAATTCTTGAAGCGTAATAGCGTTATGACGTACTCAGTAGAGTTTTACGACAAAGACGAGAAGTGGAAGCTTCGTTGGTTTGAGGCGAAGTCCGAGAGCGAAGCTATAGGAATGGCTAAAAAGAAATACGGAAAGATACAGATTATCACCACGTATATTTCCGATAGAACCTTAGAAGAGATAATGAATTTAGAGTAGGAGACATAGCGTTATGACGTATTTAAAGGGCAGAAACTCGTTTGATTGAACGAGGCACCAGTAGGCGTCATAGCGTCAGTAGAAACGTTGGGATTATTGGAATCAGAAAGAAATATGGGCTTCAGATTTACTGGCTAGGGGCACTAAATAAAAAAATGGTCCTTACTATTACGTAAGAACCCCATAATCGAAGAAAAAAAGTCGTATGTGAAACCAAGTGGGAATCACAAATATATTTTAACATCTAAATATATAGTTGTCTATACGTCGAATTAAACAACATAGTTATTTAAACGAAGGAGCCCTAGATTTAGGGATCTAGGGCTTCTTGTGTTGGTATAACTCACACAATGTTATGAAAAGAAAAGAACTTACTGAAGATAACATATGAATGTTTCGTAAATGTATCAAAAAATTGAACAAAATAGTTATTTTATGATGAATAAATAAAAGAACCCGTTTGTTATAAACGGATTCTTCCCACAAGATTTGCAAGAAATTCAAGGTAACTAGACCGGAGCACTTATTGAAATTCTTGTGATAATACTGTATGCAAAGGAATCAATAAGGTTAATGAATTTTAAACAAAATCCTTATTGGAAAGAAAAAGAGATAGGATTCACAACCCCATCTCTTCTAACAGAGATAAGTGCAGTTTTGCTTCTTCGCAATTTGGATTAATGCAGTAATGAATAAACGAATGGTCATCGTGTTGTATGAGAGGTTGATCACAAGATAGACATGTATATAGTGAGAGCATTTTATATACATCCTTACAAATTATGGATTGATTTTAACATAGTTTTAGCTGGTTGAGGAGTAAGAAAAAATCGTGATTTAAATAAAAGAAACCCCGATTGTCTGCGGGGTTCCTAAGGGTAATCATCAAGTAATGACGTACTCGACTAAATAACCATATCATGAATTTTTTGGTAAAAATACTGGTAAATGTGTCCAAATGAGGAAGGGCATCGTTTTGAACAAAAACGCTATTTTGCACAACAAAGCAGCTAGCTAAAGTAGCTAACTGCCTGCTGTAAATACTATTCCAGATGGATACGCAAATTGTAACTGCAAGTTACATTTATAGTATAAACAGACTTAAAAATGTTATGCAGGGAAGTAAACTAAATAAAAATTTCATTTTATAAAAATAAAAACCCTAGTTCCCTAGGGTAATGGTATAACAGCCAAATATATTTTATCCTTTTATATCGTAACGTAATATTACGTTGAAAACATCAGGTAAATGAAACCAATTACAGAAAATAAGAGCAGCTAGCAAAAGCTAACTGCTCGGTTCTCCAAGGGGGAACAAGGAGAAAGTAACTTAATGGGTTGTCTACAGTATTGACGGAATATTGAGTTTTATTCACGAGAGATTATATTCTGAAATTTGAATTATGATAGTCGATATTCTCCATATTGACCAGAAAAGAACTAAAAGTTCTAGTGAAATTCCAAGGGTTCTTTTCTTAGTTTTTTGAGATTCTTTTATCAAATAGCCAACAGCACTAATTGCTATAAGAATGAAAAGAATAAGTTCGAGTGTAACTGGCATTCTATCTACTCCTAAAAAAATAAGTTTGCATATAACGATTATAAGATATTTTAATGATTGGTTGTAAAAAATTCAACAAAATAATCCTTTTAATAGAAAGTGAGGAATAACAATGGGGCAAGGTAACCGTGGAATGGCATTTGAAATGCTTATCAATCTAGCGAATGAAATGTATCAAAGAGGGGGAGTGGCGCTTATTAACAAGCGTCCGACTCCTGTGAAGGTGTTAAAGAGCAAAGGTAGCCGTGTACTAAATGGATTCTATGAAGCAAAGAGCACAGTAGACTATGATGGTGTATATAAGGGGCGAGCTGTAGCATTTGAAGCGAAGTCTACAGAGAAAGATACACGTTTTGATTTAAAGAACATTGCACAGCATCAATTGGATTACCTGGAGAAAGCGGAGAAGATGGGAGCGATATGCTTCTTCCTTATAGAATTCAGTAAGGATAAGTCAGTATTCGCAGTGCCACTATCAGTCATTCAATCTTATGTAAGGATGTCTCATCAACCGAAGGGCAAGAAGTCTATACCAAGAGCAGACTTTGATATTTATGGGTATTTAGTAGAACAGACAGAACGAGCGCCGATTGATTACTTGCAATATGTTGACGAAGTAGTAGCACCAGCTATATTTGATGGAATGATTCAATTTGATCTGGACCATAAGAAAGTAGCAAATAACATTGAAGCAACAAAAGAGAAAATGGCCAACAAGAAACATAGATTATTAAAGGCCTAGTGGATAAAGGAACCATGCAGAGTGTATAGTGGAAGCTACTCGTTATGCATGTTTCTCTTATTCAACAAAGAGATAGTAAAATTTCACGTACCTTACGTGATGTTAAAAAGACAAATTCAGAAATAGGGGGATTCCTTCATGGAGAGACAATTAACTTTATTACCAGCAATCGATAGAGAGACAGAAAAACAGGTTCAGAAAGAAGTAGTGAAAATACTAAAGGAATACCGTGCATTGAAAACGCGTTTTGAGAATGAAGTGGAGTTACAACACGAAGGAATCAGTTTATTCCCTGAGATTAGAAACACGAGACATATTAGTAACATCAAGTTCAAACAAATTGACAAAGCCTTACAGTACGTTTTAGATTATGACGAGGCTGAGATAATCAAGAGGAAGTACCTAAATGCAGATAAGCCGAAAGACAGCTTTATTTACACTGAATTATCGATGAAGAAAGATCACTTCTATTATAAGAAGAAAAATGCAATTCGATTGATCGCTACATCTTTAGGGATGATTTAATAATAAAAAAAGCCAAATTAACAGTTTTTAATTAACTATCCATTTGGCTTTTTATGTTTTATTTTTTAGGCATCCATGTATGTCCGCAATTCATGCAACCATTAACAATATTTTTTCTACCAACAAATCCACTGAATAAAATTATCGGTGGTCCTAGAAGTACAATAAGAAGACCAACAATTGCAGAAAGTCCAACAACTCCATCCATAGAATTTTCAGGAACTATAACATATAAAAAATTAGAAACTATTCCAATAGTTATAAGTGTACCTAACAGAAGAAACAGAATAAAAAACGCCCTTTTGAAATTATAACCACGCTTATTACCGACTATTTGATCTGATTTGCATTTCCTACAAACCACGCGCTTTGTTACTTTTTCTTGTTGTACCGTCATGTCTAACCATCCTTGCTTTTATAAAATTATAATAGTTTAATTATATGATATTATTACCTGAACTGGATACATATATTATCAAAAAAAGAAAAAATATAATAAATTGGAATGTTTATGTTTTTAAAAACTTCGACAAAATACCGACAAAAATGGGGACTAAATAGGGGGAATTTTGATAATGAAATCAACGGTATTCTTAATGTACAAGCCCTTTGACAACCGCATATCGAAGAGGATTAGTACACCTATAAGTGAAACGTTCTTATGCGAGAATGTCACGGTAACGTATACCGCATAGTAGGGCGGGCAAGGCGGTAAGAACCCGTGTTATGACGAAAAGACCAATTAAAACAAATGAAGACATATTCCAGTGTGACGGGTGTGAGATAACTCGCATTCGTCATGCTGTTTCTATTGTATTTATCAATCAGCTCGGAATGCGTCCTCTGGGTTGATAATAAATATAAGTCTATTTCCCTCTAATATGTCGGTTCTTGAAAGTGAAATGGGGGTGGTTGCTCATGATTGAGTGACACTTGCATTCTAAAAAGCTAAAAAGTATATGTATCTCGTACATTAGTAATTACTCAAGATTCTTATTAATGACCAAAACGAGGGCAAAGAGTTCCACTCTTTGTTTGAGCCAATACAGCGGAAACATTCCCCTTCCGTCCCTCTAGTGTATTGGTTCAAACAAGGCGTCGGAAGAAACATATACGTCTTGGATATAAATCCTTTATAATTCGATATTGGTCAGCTAAGGGCCGCGCCCCCCGATATATTGACCAGCTCTACGGAGTATAAACGAGAAGATTCTTAGTCTTCTCTTAGCCACCGAACGTAAGGCGTGTAGCTAATAAGGGCTAAAAAATTACATGATGCGGTGGCTTGGAGAAGGTTGAGAGCACTCAGCCTTGATCTAAGAGAAACCTTGCCATTTGTTTTCTCTCTTTTCTCCCATCCCCTTGAAAGCTGTCACTTCGGTGATGGCTTTTTATTTTTTCTCTATTGGAAAATAGTGCTACAATGTATAAATATGGAGAATTAAACTTAAAAGGGGAATTACAAATGAAAAGAGATATGGAGTTAGTTAGAAAACTATTGGTACTTATTGAGGAACAAGATGATAATAGCAAGGAATTGAATATTCCGTCTGAAATTGATAGAAAGGTAGCAGTTTATCACTTGAATTTATTAGAACAAGCTGGTTTTACAGAGAATAAAATATTCTATGCTGATAACGCTCCTATGTGGATTCATAGTACATTAACATGGGATGGACATGAGTTCTTAGATGCAATAAAAAATGATACAGTATGGAAAAAATTAAAACAAACTATTGCAGAAAAAGGTGGGAATATCCCATTTGAAATAATGAAGGCACTCGCTATAAAAACTGCAACAACTGTCTTTTTAGGCTAATCAAGCATCCATAACGGGTACTTTTTTCTTTGTTATATAGAAATTACACATTAAACAACTTTAATAGATGTCTTAGGTATAGTTAGGGAGAGATCATATAATGAAACTGAAAGGTTTCAAACATGTTACCCATATTTTTAAGAAGAGAGCACTTACTGGGGAAGTACTCTCTTTCATTTGCACCTTTTGGTAAGGACAAGCATATATTGAAGTGTAGGACAGGCTCACTCGCTTGTATCTATCTTATTTCAATACTCATTGGAAACCCTTATCACGTTAAGAGCATCTACTGGCGCAGGTGCTCTCTTTTTATTGAACAAAATGGACATTTGGATTAAAGGATTCTATGCAAATAGGTAGAATGTAATTATTTGGTTTATATTTTAATCCAAGGGGTACAAATTCGATGCGACGTGAAAAGGATTTATTGAAACAATGGAAGGCGGATTTACAAGCTGTTCAAGAAGAGAAGAGATTGAAGAAGAAGGCTAAGAAAAAGAATAAGAAATATAGCATTCCAGGTAATACAGCTGACTTCATGGATGGAAAGAATACTTACCGTAAAGAGAATGGGGTATGGAAACAAAGAAATAAATAATGTGAGGATAAATAAATTTGATTAAGTTTATAGCAATTATCGTAGGCGCTGCCGTGATCTGGGTGGCGTCTTGTTTGTTGTTAAGGAAAGATAAGACGTGAGATAGATTTGCAAATTGAAATATTATTAGTTTGAAACATAGACTAGTAAACAAACTATTTCTATCTTTTAATCATAGAATATGATGAATTCTATTTTAGAGGAGGGAATCATATCTATGGGATGGGATAATAATTTTGGACATTCCCGAGATTGTAATAGATTTTGGGATGATTTAGTATTTTGCGGTTGCGGCCGTAGACGAAGAAGAAACGATTTTAACGACTGTCATTGTAGACGTGACTGCGATTGTGATGAGTGTCGTCGTAGACGTAATCATGACCGCGATCGTGAGCATGAACATGGACATGGTGAGCATCAAGATTGGTAAAGCCTTTTGAAAGAGTGCGATGAAAAAACGCACTCTTTTTTGTTATGTTTTTAATTAGTACTTATTAACCCGAAGGATGCAGTTTCAATTGGATTTAACATTTTACAAAACAAGCGAACACAACGAACGAAAATAAATGTCCTACTTAACTGTCTAAAAGTTGACCCTTTTGTACAGTAGAAATGTATAGGGTAAAAACTTTGTAAACAGATAGTTGTTAATGTCTAAAAGATAGTCTAAAATAAAAGTATATAATTCTTAAGACTTTTAGACTATTTTGAGGTGATTTGGATGGCTATCGTTGGTTATGCAAGGGTGAGTACAAAAGATCAAAACTTAGATGCACAAATTGAAAGGTTAACAGAATATGGATGTGAAAAAATATATTCTGAAAAGTACAGTGGAGCTAATAGTGATCGGGAAGAATTACAAAAGGCATTAGAGTATATGAGAGAAGGGGATAAATTTGTTGTTTGTAAAATAGATCGTTTAGCTAGATCGATATTTGATTTGCATAAGATTGTAAATCAATTAGCTGATAGAGGAATAGCGGTGGTATTTCTTAAAGAACAAATTGATTTTTCTACACCAGCAGGTAAATTGATGTTTACTATGTTAGGGGCTATTGCTGAGTTTGAAAGGGATTTAATTAACGAAAGAACAGCTGAAGGAAGAGAAAGAGCTAAAGCAATGGGCAAACATATGGGGCGTAAGGGGCAGGATGAAAAACAGGTGAAGCAGGCTATGAACTTATTCTTTAATAGGAAAGAGAATGGTTTGAGTGTAAATGATATTTCAAAAATGACGGGAGTTCCGCGTTCTACTCTTTATGCTAAAGCGAAAGAATTAAAAGAGGAGGAATTATGATGGAGGAATATGAACAGCTACGGCAGGAATTTTGAAATATAAGTAATCAGTTAAAGTAGCGAATCCGCTGCTTTTTTATTTTATAAAGAATTCACTTTAAACATTTTTCATAGTTAAGAATACTTATGTAAATATGGTAACAGATTTGATTCTTGGAATGAGGGGATCGATGTGGATATAACGAAAAGTATGGCAAGAATAGTTGTTAATGGGATAAATCTTCCGTTTACTTCAGTTAGGACAACTGCATGGATTAATGGACCTGCAAATGATTTAATTGTTACGACTAGGCAAAGAGTGAATGAGCTTTATCGTGTTATGTGGTCGCGGGTGCCAGTCATGCTAACAATGTATTTCATTCAGGGGGCGGACATGGTGAGATTTGCTAGGGTTGCAGGAGTTGATGAAAGTATAACGGGAGAATATATATATCATTTTATTTGGTGATAAGAAGAACTTTAAGTAGCCTAACAGCTGCTTTTTTATTTTATAAAAAAAGAACCTGCAAACCTGCAGATTCTCCTGATAATGATTTATATAAATAAGATTCGAAAATGAGTTCAAGAACGCTTGTTGATTCAGTCTGTTCTGTAATCGTTGTTTCTAATTTTCTTTTTTATATCTAAAAATCCTATAAGCATAATTGCTATAAATATTAATTTAGTCCAATAAAATTCTTGATGGAACATTAGCCCATAGAAGAAATCAAAAGCATATATTAGACCGATGATGGGGAATAGCCAAATCATAAATTTCAAATCTTTTAAATGATATTTGTAATTATTGATTTTTTTCCACATATGTATCAACTCCTAATGTTATGAGGTTCTGTAGTTTTTCTTTTTAAAATCGCGCATGTTGAGGATAAAGAATAGAAGGAAGATAACAGCTCCGATGCCATTAATCCAGTAGTATGTGCGCCCTGTTGTGAATCCGTTATAGAATTCATAGGCATTCCAAATTACAAGAAGTACTGAACAGACAGTGGAGATCATTAATGAGCCAAAACTTCTCATGATTTTCACCTCAATTCAAAATGTTAGAACTTATTTACAATTTTACATTTAAATAAATAGATTTACAAGAAGAGGAATAAAAAAAGAACCTGCAAACCTGCAGATTCTCCTGATAATGATTTATGGAGCAAGACCCGAAAATATAATACAACAATTCAAAAATGAGTTCAAGTAAATAAAAAGAACCCGCTGGAGTTCGGGTCCTTTCAGAAGTGATGATGTATTCTCGGCTCGAGAACTGAGAAAAACACAAAAATATAATACATCGAGTTTTAGAGAATTTCAATACTAAATTTGGGATTACCATGAGGAGGAGTTATGACGAGTTTCATCCTATTAATATAGAAGGTGGTGGGTGATATGAAGTGAAACAAAAACATGAGTTAGCTCAAGAAGATTACATGCAAGGTATGAAGTATAAGGAACTGGCTGAGAAATATGAGGTTAGTGTTAATACAATTAAGTCCTGGAGAAAAAGGCATGGTTGGAATCGAAAGAGGGTGCACCAAAAAGATGAAAAAGGGTGCACCCAAACCAAGAAAACAGGTGCACCCTTTGGCAATAAGAATGCGGTGGGTAATTCGGGTAACAAGAACCCTAAATGGGGTAATAAGAATGCTGTGGGTCATGGCGCTCCAAAAGGGAACCATAACGCTATGACGCATGGATTTTTCCGCAAACACTTTCCAGAAGATGTGGCGGATTTAGCTGCTGAAATCATGGAGAAGCATCCAATTGATATGTTATGGGAAAACATAACGATTCAATACACAGCTATTATTAGAGCACAACGATTGATGTTTGTTAGATACCAAGAAGATACGACGAAGGAACTACGCAAGAATAAAGTTACAGAGGGTGGATTTGAAGAAGAATGGGAAATCCAATTCGCTTGGGACAAACATGCCACATTCCTAAACGCTCAATCCAGAGCAATGAGCACTTTGTCTTCGCTTATTCGAGACTTTGATAAGTTAGCTAATATAGATGATGAAAGACGTGCTAAATTGAGCCTGATGAATGCTCAAATAGACAAGATTAGAAATGAATTAAAAGACGAAAATCCAGCAGAAGACAAAATCGGTCAATACTTGGATAAGTTAGAAGGTGCGTTTAAGAAATGAGCATGAACGAGCTATATAACAAAAAGCAACAACAAGTATTGAATTACGTTTATAACAATGACTACTTCATGTTAATACAGCATGGAGCTAAACGTACTGGTAAAACAATCTTAAACAATGATTTGTTCCTTGCTGAGTTAAGACGAGTAAGAAGAATTGCTGATAATGAAGGTGTAGATTTACCACAGTATATATTGGCTGGCGCATCATTAGGTACATTAGCAAAGAACGTACTCATTGAACTTACAAATAAGTATGGACTTGATTTTCAAATGGATAAATACAATCGTTTTAAATTATTTGGCGTTCTTGTTTGTTGCACGGGTCATTCTAAGATAAGCCATTTAGATACTATTCGTGGTATGACTGCTTACGGCGCTTATGTGAATGAAGGTTCTCTTGCTAATAAAGATGTATTCGATGAGATTAAATCACGTTGTAGTGGTGAAGGTGCTCGTATATTAGTCGATACGAACCCAGATCATCCGGAACATTGGCTTAAAGTCGATTACATTGATAAAGACGACAACGTAACAATCAAAGCATTTCAATACGAATTAGATGATAATACATTCTTAAACGAAAGATACAGAGAGCGTATTAAAGCTTCTACTCCTGAAGGAATGTTTTATGACCGTAACATAAAGGGATTATGGTGCAGTGCTGATGGAGTTGTATATAAAGACTTTAATAAGGATGTACATTATATAGAAGAAACTGATCTAAAAGATATTAAATTCACGAAATACTTCGCTGGTGTCGATTGGGGTTACGAGCATTTTGGCTCCATTGTTGTTATTGGTGAAGATGATGAAGAGAATCTATACCTTTTAGAAGAACATGCAAAACAACATGAAGAAATAGATTTCTGGGTAGGTGTCGCTAAAGACGTAAAATCACGCTATGGTAACATCTTTTTTTATTGTGACAGTGCAAGGCCTGAACATATAAAACGATTCAAACGAGAGGGATTACGAGCAAGAAACGCTGATAAATCTGTCTTATCTGGTATAGAAATGGTTGCAAAGTACATCAAAACAGAAAGCTTCAAGGCTGTATCTGAGCGTGTGGAGCGATTTAAGAAAGAAGTATTCATGTATGTTTGGAATGAGAAAACAGGTGAACCAGTGAAGGAATGGGACGATGTATTAGATGCTGTACGATATGCTATTTATACAGAGAAAAGTGAAAATAGAAAAGCAAGAGCTGTTAAATCAATTTATTAAGGAGGTGAGACGATGTTTGAACACTATATTCCGTTGCTGGATGAACAGAATGGCGAGCCTACCTCAAAGTTACTAAAAAAAATTATTGATGAGTTTGAACCATTAAAACAACGTATGATTAACAGGTACGAGCGATACAAAGCAAGTGAAAAGGGAGTGCCTATCTTTACTCGCGAGTTTAAAGGTGATGGTAATAAAGACAAGGTTAACAATAAGCTAAACAATGACTTCTTTTCTGAAATTATCGATACAAAAATCGGTTATATGTTTGGGTTGCCTATCTCATACAGCTTAGATCATGAAGATGATGAAGTATTGAAACGTATTCAGGACTTTTTAAAAGCGAATCATACTGAGGATGCTGACGCAGAAACAGGGAAGTTCGCTTCTATTTGTGGATACGGAGCGAGACTACTGTATCACGATAAAGAAGGCATCGAAAAGGTTATGAATATCAAACCTTACGAAGCTATATTTCTTACGAATTCAAGCATTGCAGAACCTAAATACGCTATACGCTGCTATCCAATCAAAGTAATTGATGGTGATGATTTCAAGGATGGTTACAAAGTAGAGTTTTACAATGAAACAAACATTATTGAGTACACTGGTGAAGATTTAGATAAGTTAACAGAGACTGACCGTATTCCTAACTTATTTAAAGGTGTGCCACTTATTGGGTTTCCTAATAATGAAGAATTACAAGGCGATGTAGATAAAGCTATTTCCCTTATTGAAGGTTATGACCGTTCGTTTTCCGATGTAAACAGTGAGATTGAACAGTTTCGTCTGGCTTATATGATCTTTAAAGGCGTTGATATAGATGATGATACTATCGAGAAGCTAAGAAAAACTGGTGCTCTTGATGTAGGTGAAGATGGTGAGGCTTCTTTCTTAACTAAGGACCTTAATGACAACATCTTAGAACACCATCTTGACAGATTAGAAAAGAATATATGCCGTTTCACAAAGCATGTGAACCTTTCTGATGAATCATTTGGTGGTAATCTTACTGGTGTTGCTATTCGTTACAAGTTATTAGCTTTAGAAACTAAATCAGGAACATTAGAAATGAAGTTTACTAAGTCATTGCGACAACAATTTAAGTTATTGTTTGATGCTTGGAACTTACGCTCAAATAAAAGAGAACTAGACTACCTTTGTATGACGTTTCAATTTACGCGAAACCTTCCAGCCAACTTAGCTGATGAAGCTGATGTGCAGTCTAAACTACAAGGTTTAGTAAGTGAAGAAACACGATTATCTATGTTATCTGTTGTTTCTGATCCGAAAGCGGAAATACAGAAGATGCAGGAAGAAGAAGCGGATTCCATGAATCTCGACAAGGTAGGTGAGCCTAATGGAATGGGACAAGAAGCAGAAACACCTCCAAAAGATAGAGGACGAACTGGAAAAGGCGATTCTCTACCTGTATAAAGATGCTTTAGAAGAAGTCAGAGGAATACTGGCTTTTTATTATGCCAAATATGCCGTAAATGAGCAGTTGAGTATGCAGGAAATGCGCCGATTCAATCGATATAAGAGCATGCAAAGTGAACTGCAACAAGTAATTAATGAAATAACATATGAGAAAAAGAAAACTCTCAATGAAACGCTCTCCAATCAGTATGGAGAGTCTTTTTATTATACGAGTTATCTCATCGAGAAAGAAGTCGGCGTGGCTCTTTCGTATGGTCTTATTGACCCGAATGTCATTAAACGAGCGGTACAAATGCCAATCGATAAAATGACACTCAATCAAAGGTTAAGTACACATCGAGTACAGATAGTTAACCGAATACGCAGGGAGTTATCTATCGGTCTTAGAAAAGGCGAAGGATATGCAACAATGGCAAATCGGATTAAGCCGATACTTGATGGTGATGCGAAGAAAGCCCAAATGGTCGCTTGGACAGAAAGTGCTAGGGTGCAAAACTTAGGTACTTATGACAGTGCTTCTCACGCTTTTGATGAAGGTGTATCAATGAAGAAGATTTGGATTGCTACATTAGATAAACGTACGCGTCCCACTCACCAAGCAGCAGATCATCAAAAAGTACCGTTTAAAGGATTATTTAAAGTCGGTGGTTATAGTTGCGAATATCCACATGATAGTAATTTACCTGCTAAAGAAGTTGTACGATGCCGCTGTACTTTCATTACTGAGGTAGCGGATGTTAGCCCATTTATTGAGAGAAGGGCCAGAAACCCAACTACAGGTAAGAATGAGGTTATTACCGCAGTTAGTTATGAAGAATGGAAAGACTCTCTTGAATAATAAAAAACACTTGAGGGCTTATAGATTACGAACTTAATAGGGCGCAATTATAGGAACTCAGAGGAGGAATAATAATGAAACAATTACAAAAGCAAGCGGAAGTACAGTTTTTAAAAGAAAGAGAACTAACAAAGTTACCGTTTCGTTTATCAAATCTGCAATTCTTTTCTGATCCTGTAATACCTGCAGATGAGACACTACAGAATGAACAAACATCACCTGCGGATGATATAAAAGATTCACTAGTTGAAGAGCAAAAAGAACCGCCAGTTGGTGAACAAAAAGAACCGAAATTAGATGATGCAACAAAAACATTTATTGAGAAGATGGTACAATCAGCGGAAGATAGAGTGCGCTCTAAATATTCGAAAGAACTGAATGCAACAAAGAAGGAATTAGAGAACTATAAAACCGCGTCTATGACTGCCCAAGAGAAAGCTGAATATGAGATGAAGCAACTTCAGGAACAACTAGAAGAGCGAGAAAGAGTACTTCATCAGAAAGAAATGCAGAGTGTTGCATCAGATGGTTTATCAGCGGTTGGATTGGATCTTAAATTTGTAGATTTTGTTATTGGTTCAGATGTAGAAGATACAAAAGTTAGGGTGTCAAAGTTTAATGATTTATTCTCTAGTGCATTAGAAGTAAAAGTGGCTGAAAAGTTTAAAGCTGCTGGCCGAGAAATCCATGTTAGTGGCGGAACTGGAGGGGGATTTACGAGAGAACAAGTAAATTCAATGAGTCAAGCTGAAATTAATGCGAACTGGCCACAAATTCAGAAGGATATGCGCAATTGGGGTAAGTAGCACTAGGAAAGTTAAGTGATTTGAATGGTACAGTCAAAAAAATATAAAACGAACAAAAGAGATTGCTAGTTTAGTAATCTCTTTTGTTATGGAAAAACATTAAGGAGGAATTAATATATGTCAGTATCAACTTTTATTCCAACAATTTGGGAAGCGCGCTTGATGGCGAACTTTCACAAGCGTTCTATTGCGGATTTAATTACAACAACGCCAACGAAAATCGAAGGTAATAAGATTATCTTTAATCGTGTAGGCGCAGTAAATGTAAAAGATTATAATGGTACAATCGAATGGGATGATACTAACCCTTCTAAAGTAGAAATTAATATGGATCAACAAAAGTATTTTGCTTTCAAAGTTGATGATGTAGATGCAGTTCAGGCTGCTGGAGATTTAATCGACCCACATACACAAGAGGCAGGAGCGGTACTTCAGGAAACCGTTGATACATTCGTATTAGGGCTTTATAAAGGCGCTCATAAAACTCATACAATTGGGAGTGACTCTAGTCCAATTGAGTTATCACCTAAAAATGCATATGATTACATTGTAGACTTAAATACGATTTTAAATATTAAAAAGGTTCCTAAAACTGAACGATTCACAATCATCAATTCTCAGGTTTTAGGTTTATTATCTAAAGATGATCGCTTTACTAAGCAACCTGTTGTTTTAGAAAATGGTATTGTTGAAGGACAGATTATTAATGGATCACAAATCGTTGTATCAGAAGAAATTCACGGTACTAGTGGTAAGTATAAAATTTTAGGTCTTCATAAGTCTGCCATTGGATACGGGACACAGTTAACTGAAACAGAGGCACAACGTCTGCAAAATTCCTTTGCAGATGGTATTCGTGGTCTTATGGTTTATGGTGGAGATATCCTTCGTCAAGAGTCAATAGCGGTACTTACAGCTACAGTTACATCAATTACTCCGGAAAAACCAGGTGGAGGGGCTTAATAAGCCTTCTCCATTTTTTTCTTTTACGTAAGTAGGTGATTAGATGAAAGATATGAAAGCAGAAATTTTAAAACGTGTAAAACTGCAAGTACCTAATATAAGTGATGAAAATTTATTAATAAGCATTGAAGATACAATGTTAATGGTTGCTGAGTACACCAATAGAACTATTCCTGAATTCCCTCCTGCTTATATTGGTATCATCGCTAAAATGGTGGTTCATCAGTATATGGAGCACGAGAGAGAAGGAAAGAAAAGTGAATCGTTAGGTAACTATTCTGTTACTTATGATGATGTGGGAGATTATCCAGCAAGCGTCACAAAGGGGCTGAAAGTGAGGTTACGTGTTCGATGATTCAGTCAATGATACGCAAGTTTGGAAAAGATGCTACAGTACTTCGCAACGCTGGTTCTGATGATGGACCATATCCAACAGAAGAATGGAAAGAAATCAATACTGTTAAAGGTGTATTGGATGCTATCCAAGGGACAAAGGATGCTCGCAATAAAAAAATAGAAGAGAAAAGCACACATTTCTTTTACTGCATGCTTTTCGACGTAACTATTCAAGATAGATTAGTTATCGATAAGAAGGTATACAGCGTTACTTATCCGGGCGATCCAATGAATGCGGGTAGATTCTTTCAAATAGAATTGGAGATGTTGCCATATGAGCATGAAATTCCAATCCAATAGAGCCGCTGTTATGGCGAGACATTTGGCTGCAAAGAAAGCAGCTCATACTGCTATTGGTAAATTTGTATCTTCTAAAGCTAAATTACTTGCTGCTGTCGACACTGGCAATTTAAGAAGAAGCATTAGTTCTAAAGCAGAGCAAGAAAAAGTTGTTATCGGTACTTCTGCTGATCATGGTATTTATGTTGAGAAGGGAACAGGAATCTATGCTGTAGACGGTGATGGGCGTAAAACTCCTTGGATGTACCGTGACCCTAAAACAGGGAAGATGGTTAAAACTCAAGGGCAACATGCACAGCCTTTTCTTAGACCAGCAGCAGAGAGCAATAAACCGCAAATTACACAAGTTGGCACGCGAACCTATTCGTCGTTAATGAGGTAGATAGCATGAATGACTTTATAAATATATTACACAGTGAATTAAAACAGATTCATAAAGAAACGTATTATGAAATCGCTAAAACAACCGCTGTAATGCCTTATTTGGTGTACATGGTTAATGATGATAAAGAACCATGGGGAAGAAAAAATATCATGCTTACAATTGATATTTACGGTACTTCTGCTCATCTTGCTCAAATAGATGAACTGATTACGAAACTAGAAAGCAATCTTCATAGAAAAAGATTAAGCAGCGCTGAATTTGGTGCTGCTATTTCTTATCTTTCGAGTCAGAAAGTACCTGATTCAGACCCAAATATCATACGCAAAGAAGTGCGGTTCATTTTAAGAACTTATTTTAAACAATAGAAAGGGTTGATTATATGGCAGCTCCACAACCAAAACCAGAAAATGTTCTCTTCGGAGACTGGGGGGCATTCTTCTTTAATTACGGGGAAAAAGATGAACTACCAGTAGGTGCCACACAAGGTGGCGGTTCTTTTAAGTATGAACCAGAGTTTAAAGAAATTGAATATGATGGTTCTCCTGGTGACACTATGGGGATGAAACGTATTACGAAATCAAAAACTCAAATCAGTTTTAAAACACTTGAATTCCTTGATAAAGATAAAATTAAAAACTTTATTGCTGGATTAAAAGTATCAGAAGAGACTGTTACGAAAGATGGAAAAACCCTCAAATACGATGTAATTGAAGCAACGGAACGTCTTACGAAAGAAAGCTATCTTAAAAATGTAGCATGGGTTGGCGAAACTTTAGGTGGCGATATTGTTGAAATTATCGTATATAACGCATTATCTGACGGTTCATTAGAACTAGGATTTGAAAATGAGAGTGAAGTTGTTCCAGAAGTAACATTCACAGGACATCGTGATCCAGAAAACATTCGAAAAGTACCATGGAAAAAACGTATTTTAACAGCGACAGAAGCAGCAAAATTAATACCGGCAGGTTAAAAAGTAGGGGAAATCCCTGCTCTTTTTATTTTAAGGAGGAATAAATGTGACTATTGCAATTCAAGAAAAAGAATACAAAGTGAGACAAATTCATGGCGGAGATTTATTTTCCGTAGTTCGTATTTTGAAGAAATCAAAATTCAAGGTTGATATTAACTTGCTTAAAGATTTAATGATGGGTGTACGAAGTAAAGAAGGTGCAACACAAGCAGATGTATTAGCTGCACAAGAGATGTTCGGTTACGACATCATTATGAAGTTTATCTTTGGATTAGAAGAAGCTGAGCAAGAATTTTTCGAGTTTATTTCTGATCTATTAGTGTGTGAAGATGAAAACGGTAAAAAAACATCCCCAGATTGGGAAACAATACGAACTTTAAATCTAGAAGAGTTAGCGAAGTTGTTTACTGCAATTAAAAACTCAGAAGTTGGACTGGTTAAGCTTTTTTCCAATGCGGTGAACTTGATGAAATAGACTTCATCGATACGTTAGCTTCTCGTTATCCGAACATGGAGTACATACGTGGTTTGGATGCCGAGATAGTTATTAATTTGTATCTCACCGCAAAGAAAAAAGAGATGGACCGCATGTTATGGGAAGAATGGTGCGCCCTACAACCATACTGCGATGAAACATTTCCTCAATTTAAACATAAGCGTGAAAATCCAACGCAAGAACAGGTACAACAATACAATGATTTAATCGAACAACTACCGAAACAGAAACTCACGAAAAAAGAAGTGTTCGCTCGAGTTGCGAAAATCCGCGGAAAGGCGGGTGAATAGATGGAATTATTTAAGATGTTTGGATCAATCTTCTTAAAGGACGATCAGCTACAAAGAGGATTGGCTAACGCTGAAAGAAGTGGACAACGAACAACTGGTATTTTAGGTCGTGGATTCGGACAAGTCGGGCAAGCAGCAGTAGGATTAGGTTCTTCTGTTGGCGGTGCTGCTATAGCTATGGGTGGATTAGTCGGTGTTACAGTAGGGGTAGGAGCTGCGATTGCTGGTGTAGTAAAAGTCGGTTCTGAATATACCCAACAGATGTCAAAAGTAGAAGCTCTCTCTGGTTCTAATGCTTTACAAATGGCTGAACTGGGAGCGAACGCACGTAAATTAGGTGCTGAAACACGTTGGTCAGCTACAAACGTAGCTCAAGCCTATGAATATATGGCCCTTGCAGGTTGGGACTCCAACCAAATGATTGCAGCTAGTAAACCGCTACTTGACTTAGCGACAGCTGGTGCATTAGACCTTGCAAAAGCTTCAGATATAGTAACCGATACAATGACTCCATTTGGTATGAAAGCTTCAGAAGCAGGAAGAGCTGCTGACGTATTCGCGCTGGCCCAAGCGACTGCCAATTTAAACGTTGAGCAGCTGGGCGAAACCATGAAATACGCTGCTCCAGTAGCGGCTACATTTGGTTTGAATATTGAAGAAACTGCCGCAATTGCTCAGATATTTGCAAATAACGGTATTAAAGCTTCAATGGCTGGTACGGCATTACGTGCTGGTTTATCTCGGTTAGCAGCACCACCAAAAGAGGCTGCTAAATCATTATCTGCATTAAATGTAACTGTTAAAGATTCTGAAGGTAACATGAAACCAATGAATGAAATCATCGGACAGTTACATGACGGATTTGGAAAGTTATCTGAATCTCAACAAATTGCCGCTGCAAAAGCAATATTCGGTGAGGAAGCCTATGCAGGGTGGATTCAAGTTATCAAGGGTGGACAACCTGCATTTGATGATATGGTAAATACACTAGAAACTTCTGAAGGTTCTGCCAAAGTTATGGCTGAAACAATGGCCAACAACTTATCGGGTGCAGTTGACGGAGTTAAATCTAGATTAGAGAATTTGGGACTTGTTGTATTTTCTCATGTTGAACCTGCACTTGTTGCTATGACTAATGGAACAAATAGCGCAGTGAAATCTCTTACTGACTGGCTTGATCCATCTGGTAAAGCGGTCGAAGCAGCTAAATTAATGCAACAAACTGATCAGCAGTTAGCTCAATCTAAAGCTGTTCTTGATATGAATCTCAAAAAGGGGAAAATAACGCAAGAAGAGTATAACGAAAAGTTAGCTCTATCTAAGAAGCATGCCGAAGATATGATGAACGCTGATGGTATGTTAGCTCAGAAAAAAGAAGAGTTAAAAATGAAGGTTGAAGAAGGGAAAATGACTCAGGAAGAAGCTAATAAAATTCTTGATGAGTCTGAGGTTGAATATCAAAAACTTCAACAAGGTATTGAACAAACACGTCAACGGCAAGAAGCTATGAATAAGGTATTCGAACCACTTCGTAATGCCATTGGTATCATCCAACAAGTAGGCGCTGCGATTGAGCAGTTCTGGATTGCTGCAACTGGAGATAGAGATGCGCTAGTTGAAGGGTATGACATCCTTACTAAACTAGGTTTTTCATCTAATGCAATTCAGTTTATACAAGAAACTACCGCCGCTGTACAGTATGGTATAGAAACGATGAAAGCTCTCGTATCTGGCGATTGGGGATCTGCTAGTAACTTCTTAGATAAGTTAGGTTTTTCACCTGAACAAAAAGCAGATATTATTATGTTCGTTCAGGATGTGCACGCTCAATTGAGTAGTTTCATAGAAAATGTACAAGCTTTGATAGCAGCGCAAGCACCAGTAATTATGGGAATAATCGGCGCTACTTGGGACTTTATTAAAGGTGTATTCAATACAATAGCTCCTTACTTAATGCCTTTACTGACAGATGTAATGTCGTTTGTAAATGGGATTATATCTCAAATCACTTCGTTTTGGAAAGAAAACGGAAATCAAATTGTACAAGCTGTAAAAAATGCCTTCTCAATCATTCAATCTATTATAGCTTTTGTAATGCCAGCTGTAATGATGATTGTAAAAAGTGCATGGGACGCTATAAAAGATATTATCCAGGGTGCTGTTAATCTCATTATGGGAATTATTAAATTTTTCGCATCTGTTTTAACTGGTGATTTCTCTGGAATGTGGGCAGGGATAAAACAAATCTTCAGCGGTGCAATCCAGTTAATCTGGGGGCTTATCCAATTTTCGTTTGTTAAACAAATTTTTGGTGCAGTGAAAGGGCTCGCATCTTCTTTTGGCTCTACGATTAGTAGCATGTGGTCTACTGTTGTTGGATATTTCAAGACATTTATTAAGGAACCAATCGCTTCTGTAGTTCGTATGGCAATTGATATAGGTGAAGCTGCTATGAAAATTAAAGACAAACTGATTAATCCTATTAAAGAAGCTTGGAGTGGAATTATGGGCTGGATTGATAAAATTAAAAACGGTGTAGCGAATATGTTTAGTGGCGTTCACATTCCTGTTCCGAAGATTAGTGTAAATGGATCATTAAACCCGATAAATTGGGCAAGTGAGGGGCTTCCTTCATTTAGTGTCAAATGGGCAGCAAACGGCGCTTTAATCAAGCCTGGTAATCCTACATTGATTGGTGTCGGCGACGCGAGAGGATATGACGAAACTGTTTTGCCTCTCCGTAAACAAACATTCGATGCGATTGCCAATGGAATAATGGGATCGCTACCATTAGTACAACAAGCTGGGGCACAACAATACGCATCACAAAGCCCAACTGTTTTGCAAATCAATCTAAACGGACGAGAAATAGCGAAGGAAATTTACTCAGATGTTAATGAATTTCAAGAACAAGAAAAAGAAAGACGTAAAGTATTTTAGGCAGGTGATGGTATGACGGGAATTAGTTTCTTTAGTTTTAATGGGGAGAGGAATCCGAATGTAATACCATTGCAGGGTAAAAAACGCCCTGCATGGGCTCCTTTGGAACGTACATTTCTTGAAGTTCCCCACTATCCAGGTGGGCGTTTGATAAGAACACAAACAAAAATGAGGAAAATAATTGTACCAGTTTCATTATTTTATGAATCTATGGAAGAAGCCGAAAAGTTAAAGGAAGAAATAGCTAATTGGCTTATTACAGACCAACCTCAAGAACTGATCTTTGATGATGAAAAAGATCGTACGTATTTGGCCGTTATTGATGAATCTTTTGACCCACAGCAATTAGTGAATTTAGGAGAAGGAGTACTTACTTTTATTTGTGAAATGCCATATAAATTAGGTCCTACAAGAATCGTAGAATTTCAAGCTAATGAGCGTGGGCTAGTGGCGAATATTCAAAACAAAGGAAGTCTTGAATCTAACCCAATTATTAAAATTGAGGTAACGAAACCCTCAACTTTTCTTGATGTATGGAATGGAGATAATTACTTTCGTATTGGATGGCCGCTTAGAATGGATCAGGTACCTGTTGAGAGAAATCAGCGTGTTATGTGGGATGAAATGTCTACCACTATAGGATGGACGGATGTTCCGAATGCAGAAGATATGGTAGGGGGAGGAGCTTTCAAAGTGGATGCAGGCTCACGCCTAGTTCCGGTTTATTTAGGTGAAACAAACATAAAAGGATGGCATGGTTGCATAGCCAAAAAGAACATTCCGCAAGGGCCACTGCAAGACTTTATTATGCAGGCGTATGTTGGGGTAAGAAGCTCGCATCCAGATCAAATGGGACGCGTTGAAATAGGTTTATTGGATGAAAACAGCGACTATGTAGCGCGTATTTCTATGAATGATGTCCATTGGCAAGCTGAACAAAATACAGGGTTCGCTAAGCTTGGCAACAAAAAGAAACCAGCTGGTGAGCAAGTACTTATAAATGAACCAGGGGACCATCCTACTACATGGAATCAATATCGTGGTCGCTTGTGGTTAGCACGTACCGGTAATAGGTGGGAAGCGTATATTTCTAAGTTTTTATGGAATACCGAAAAGGATGACTCGGAACGCTTTGTTGTGTGGGAAGATGAAAACAATGTGAATATGGACAAAGTGGCACAAGTTCAAATTAGCATCAGTCAATTTTCGGATAACATGTTCTGTACAGACATGAGCATTGATGATTTGAAAATCTGGAAGGTCAATATGAATACACAAGATAATCCACCTTACATTTTTGATGTTGGAGATAAGGTAGTTATTGACACCGAGCGAAGCCTTGTATCGATTAATGGTAAAAAAGTTATAAATTTAAAAGATATATTCAGTGATTATCCAGTTGTTAGCAAAGGATCAAACAAGCTTGAAATTATGCCTTCCGATGTGGGAATAGCCAAAGTAACATATAGGGAGAGATATCGATGAGAGCACCTAGCGGCACACTTCATGTCATTGATTTTAAAACGGACCAAATTGTTGCTAATATCCAGCCACAAAATTATTGGGATGATATACGTCATTGGGAGATTAAGAACAATATCGATACTTTAGAGTTTAAAGTGTTTGATAATACAGAGCATGCAGTGACACTTATGCAGCAAAATTTAGTATTAAAAGAAGTACGTGATGGACGGATTGTTCCTTATGTTATAAATAATGAAGTTGAAAAGGATTCAAGAGATAGATCACTTACTGTACGTACTTCGGGTGCATGGGTTCAGATAGCAAAAGACGGTTATATCATGCCGCAACGTATAGAAGGTAAAACAGTAAATCAATTCATGGATATGGCTCTTGTAGGTACGAAGTGGAAACGCGGAAAAACTGAGTATGCAGGTTTCCATACAATGACCATCGATACCATTATAGATCCTCTTACCTTTTTAAAGAAGATAGCTGCTTTATTCGATTTAGAGGTTCAATACCGTGTGGAAGTAGTCGGTTCACAGATTGTAGGTTGGTACGTGGATATGGTGAAAAAACGTGGTAGAGACACTGGTAAGGAAGTCACTTTAGGTAAAGATTTAGTCGGTGTTAGACGTATTGAGCACTCTCGGGATGTCTGTACTGCCTTAGTCGGATTCGTCCAGGGCGAAGGGGATACCATTATTACAGTTGAAAGCATTAATGATGGTTTACCTTATATTACTGATAGCGATGCCTATCAACGCTGGAATGAGAACGGTAAACATAAATTTGGTTTCTATTCTCCGGAGACAGAAGAACAAAATATGACACCAAAGCGTCTCCTTACTCTTATGAAAACAGAGTTCGCAAAACGCGTTAATACTTCTGTTGTTTACGATGTAGAAGCAGCGGCTATAGGGCGTGTATTCGGATTATCTCACGAGCTAATTAATGAAGGCGATACAATTCGAATTAAAGATACTGGATTTACACCGAAACTTTATTTAGAAGCACGGGTAATCGGTGGTGATGAATCATTTACAGACCCTTCACAAGATAAATATGTATTTGGTGATTATCGCGAAATTACCGATCCGAATGAAGAAATGCGGAAATTATACAATAGGCTTCTTGGGCAATTAACTGGTAAGGCAAACAAAGAATTGTTGGATCAGCTAGAAAAATTGGTAGAAGAGAACGGAAAAACAATTGAAACCATACGAGAAGAGTCTAAAGCCGTTAAAGAGTTAGCACAAAAAGTTCAAGAAAATTTGAAGAATAATACCGTTAATATCATTGAATCTAAGCAGCCACCCACAGAGAATCTTCAAATTGGTAAAACGATATGGCGAGATATTAGTACCGGTAAGCCTGGTTTTTTAAAAGTGTGGAACGGTAAGGATTGGGAACTTCTTATTCCTGATGTAGAGTCAGTAAAGGAAGAAACACTGAAACAAGTTAATAAAGATATTCAGCTTACAAAAGAAGAATTAAACAAAAAAGTAGAAGAAGCGCAAAGTGAAACCAATGGACAATTTAAGGAAGTTAAAAACAGTCTCCAAGGAGTTTCACAAACTATTAAAAATGTACAAAACTCTCAAGGTGAAATTAATAAAACTGTTTCTGAAATGAAACAAACTAACGAGGGTTTTACTAAATCTATTGAATCGTTAACAAAAAAAGATGGTGAAATCGCTGAAAAATTAAATAAAGTGGTAGAGACTGCTGAAGTTACGAAAAAGACCATCTCTGAGGTGCAGCAAACAACTAATAATCTAAAGAAAACCACAACTGAAATTACAGAAAAAGCTGGCCAGGTTAGTGAGAAGTTGGAGAGCGTAGAAAAGAAAGTTAATAATGATAAAGCTGGAGGACGTAATCTTTTATTAGATTCAAATGTTAAATACGAAAAAACAGATTATCTAATCAATCCATATTCTTTAACTGAAAATTTTGTTGCAGGCGAGGAATACACTTTTGTAATTAAAGGAAGTGTCCCGCAAGGCCAACAATTTGGAATTTGGCAGAATGGTGGTTCAAATAATGTTGGATATGCAACAAGTGCCTATGCTAACGGAATAACTTATGTAACTTTCAAAGCTGTTGCAACTACAAGTGGGAATGAACGGAGATTAAACTTATATAATTATCCAAATAATGCTACAAAGGCAATTGTAGAATGGGTTGCTTTATATAAAGGGAATAAGCCGCAGGATTGGACACCAGCTCCAGAAAATCAAGTAACGAATGATGAATTCACTAAAAAAACAACCGAGATTGAAAAAAGTGTGAATGGTATTAAAGAAAGTATTAAAACGGTAGAAAAAACACAAGTCGATTTTAGCGAGCGTGTGACTACTGTAGAGAAAACAGCAGACGGTATTAAAGAAAAAGTTACTAGTTTACAAGAGATACAAACTAAACAAGGTACGCAGTTACAGGAGGCTAAAGCAGGTTGGGAAACTACTGCAAAAGCTTTGGAAGGAAAAGTTGAAATAAAAGATGTTGAAGATTATGTTGGTGGGATCGGTAATCAAACTGTATTACGGAATGTTCTTTGGAAGAATGACACAAAATATTTTGGGTTCTTCAATCAGGTGCAACAAGAGATACACAAGTCACTTATAAGGGATGCAATTCACTTAGTGTTATTACTGCAGGTAATGCGAGCAATTTGTATAAAGGTGCATCGCACGAGTATATAAATGCGGGGCCTGGATGGAATTATGTTTTCTCTGCTTACTTTTATACAGATAACAAAGCTAGTATAGATGCCGGAGCTGCTATCGAGCTCCAATGTTACGATGTAAACAATAAAATGATTAAAAGTTACTTGCAAGAAATAACTATTTCACAAGGAACATGGATTCGTACACATGTGGCAGGGCTATTAATCGAAGGCACAAAAAAAGTTAAAGTGCTGTTTTGGGTTCGTAAAAATGGTCGTCTATGGATGGCACAACCCATGCTACAAATTGGTGATAAACCTTCTTCGTTTATGGAGAACCCTGTTGATATTGTAGATAAAGATAAAATCATGGAAGAATTGGCCGATAAGATAGCAACTAAAGATTACGATAGAAAAGTAACCGAATTAGAAAGAGGTATTAGCGCTACTGCAGAAGGCGTCGAAATAACATCGAAGAAACAAGAAAAGTTTATTAATGAGACTTACGCCGTTTATGTAAAAGAAACGGGTTCTAAACTTAAAGTTCTTGATGAAGGAATCCTTGCAGAAGTTAAAAAAGGTAATATCATCGCAGCTATTAACTTTTCATCGGAAAAATTAGAAATTGATGTTTCAAAGGTAGCCATTAATGCCGATACAATGGTGAAATGGTTAACCGCAAAGGGTATTGATACAAATATCATCAAAGTTAATGGCGATAAAATTACCATCGATAAAAACGGCGTTACTATTAAAATGTTAGACTTCCTTTTTGAAGATGAATGGGGAACGAAAACAACTGTTATGCCAAAACGAAATTTAATAGCCGATCATGATTTTTCTAGTGTTCCAAAATTGAACATAGGTAACCCAAATTATCAGGGGTTTGGTGCTGGATATGGTCTACCTTGGAAAGTACAAGGAAACGGTGTAGTGATAGAAAATAACACTTTTATATTTAACTATGAACAAATGGTAAATGCAGTCCGTGTCGACACGTATAATTATCCAGAAACAAAGGTTCAAAACGGGATTCATCCAGGAAACTCTTATACATTGTCAGCACATTATAGAACCGCACAGATTAACGGTGTGCGTACAACTGCAAAACCACGATTGCAGGTATGTTTTGTTACGCCATTGGATGAAGTGAGTTATAAAATTTGGCATGAAATATATAAAGATTTTCCAGAGCCATCTACATTTTATGGTGAAATTAGAAGGTATAATTTCACATTTACCGTTCCTAACAATTACAATCCACAAGAACATATGATTGTAGTTAAAGTTACAGCTGCAAATGCGCAAGTTTCTGCGGGGAGGGCTGTTTGTGTTTCAGGGATAACATTGGTTAGTGGTAACTATGCTTGCATGTATAACTGGGATCGTGCGGCAGCAGAAAGGGCCGATGGTCTTCAACCGTTTAATAGAATTGCTATAGGCAGCGTAAATAACAACATAGGTCCAGCTGCTCATGGGCAGACCTTTGATATAAGTACAGAAAAGGATGTATTCATAAATCAACCTATTCTAACGCAGGGAATAAATTTAGGGCGTAATAAAATGGGCCAAGCTGGGTCCATTCGTTTCTTTGATGGCGGTCAAGGCTATGGGTTTTATTTTATGGGAATGGGAGGACAATGGTACAAGCTACCTAACGTTTAGGAGGAAAATATATGAATGATTACAAAGATTTACAAGGTTACCCCTTACAAGCAGGGCAAGGTGCTCCGTTTGCTGGTAGGTTAGTAGATTCAGAAAGAAACGAAAACGGAGTATTTGTGCGAATTCCTTTTGATATGCTAAACAATGCCGGTTTATATGGTGCGAATAAAGTAGAGGTGTGGGGAGAAACAGATGGAACGATATATTTCCGTATTGCAACAAGATGCGAAATATGTAAACGTGGCGCGCGTTTGTATGAATTAGAAACGGGTTTTGGGAAAAAGAGACTTTGTTCTGATGATTATTTTTCATTTACTGGTCAACGCCCTCCGCAAGAGACACAAAAAACTGAAAATAAAACGCGAATAGAGCAGCCATAAGCTGGTCTTTATTTATTATCTAAAAAAGGAGAGGAAAAGATGGATCGTATTGATGTATTATTAAAAACCTTTATTGCCACTTTTGGTGGCTTCTGTGGGTATTTCTTGGGAGGATGGGATGCAACATTGAAAGTCCTAGTAATCATGGCAGCTATCGACTATATCACAGGAGTAGTTGCAGCAGGATATAACGGAGAATTAAAAAGTAAAGTTGGTTTCAAAGGCATCGCCAAAAAGGTGGTGCTTTTTCTTTTGGTCGGAGCGGCTGCACAACTAGATTCAGCACTTGGAAGTAACAGTGCAATTCGTGAAGCGACTATCTTCTTCTTCATGGGTAATGAGCTACTTTCACTTTTAGAAAATGCTGGTCGAATGGGTATTCCGTTGCCACAAGCTTTAACAAATGCAGTTGAAATTTTAGGTGGTAAACAAAAACAAGAAGAGAAAAAGGGAGATGTTCAATAATGGAAATCAGAAAAAAATTAGTTGACCCAAGTAAATATGGTACAAAGTGTCCGTATACAATGAACCCTGAATTAATCACGGTCCACAATACTTACAACGATGCTACAGCAGAAAACGAAGTGGCTTATATGATTCGTAACGATAATCAGGTTTCGTTTCATATCGCGGTAGATGATAAGGAAGCTGTACAAGGAATTCCTTTAGAGCGTAACGCGTGGCATTGTGGCGATGGTGGCGGAAATGGTAATAGAAAGTCTATCGGGGTTGAGATTTGCTACTCTTTAAACGGTGGAGATCGATATTATAAAGCTGAAGATAATGCAGCCATCATTGTAGCTCAACTGATGAAACAGTACAATATTCCGATTAGCAAAGTTCGTACACACCAATCGTGGAGTGGGAAATATTGTCCGCATCGAATGTTAGCAGAAGGACGTTGGGATAACTTTATCGAAAGAGTCCGAAACGCATATTACGGTGGTGAAAATAACGTATCCCCAACCCCTACACCGCCTTCAAATAGTGAGACAGGCATTGCATATATTGAAGGGAATAATGTTAATCTTCGTAAAGGTCCAGGTACAGGATATGGAGTTATTCGCCAATTAGGTAAAGGTGAGTCCTACCAAGTATGGGGCGATTCAAATGGGTGGCTAAACTTAGGCGGCGATCAGTGGGTATATAATGATTCATCATATATTCGTTATACAGGAGGGGATACACCGGAATCTTCTAAACCTACAAATGATGGCATTGGTGTAGTGACCATTACAGCTGATGTATTACGTGTTCGTACTGGTCCGAGAACTAACTATGGCGTCGTGAAGAATGTGTATCAAGGTGAAAAATATCAAACGTGGGGATATAGAGACGGTTGGTATAATGTTGGTGGCGACCAATGGGTTTCTGGTGAATATGTAAAGTTTGAAAAGTAAAATATATTACTATGCAAAAGAATAGTTTGGTAAAAAACAAAGGCTGTCCTTAATGGGGAGTCTTTTTTGTCAATGGATCACCACAATATAAAGTTCACAATAGCAAAGGGAAAACATACTATATTACTGCAAATGAAGCCTATGTGTATGTGAAGTGAGAAGAAAAAGACCGCCCTTTTTTTGGGAAGGGCGGTCTAATATTATTTACTTTCGTTTAATATACTTTGAAGTGATTGTTCTACCTTATGCATTTCACCTAATACAGGGTTGTCATAGTCACTTGAACAATCAAGATATGCTCTTACTCCACCAAAAATTTTGAAATCCACTCTAGATAGTGAAGTATGTTCTTTAGTTTCTAAAATGGTTACAGCTGATTTATAGCGTTTAATTATATCATCAATCATTCTTTTGCCTTTTACTTGATTTTCTTTTTCAAGAGTTTGAATGATGTTATTCATTTGTTTTTTTAATTCAGTAATATTTTGGTCCTGTGTAAGCATTTAAATACCTCCATTTTCATTTCAATTACTTATTTGGTACTTTTCGTACATCTGAAATCCATTCTAAAGGCCAGTTTTGTGGAAGTAAAACTTGATCTCCACCACCTTTCAACGTAGTCCCGCTCATTGTGTATTGTTCAGCTACTTTTCCAAGATTAAGAGTTTCGCCTTCCGGAACTTTAATCGTAGCCTCATACATTCTACTATTTTTCCATTCCGGTAAAAGAGCTGTATCTAGTTTCGCTTGTATTCGATTTTGAGCGGGGACAGTTGTAGCGAAACCACCGCCTGCATCAGCACTATGCCCAAATGTACGATATAATGTTACCTCTTCATTAGTTTTTACAGTTCTAAATACTCCATCTGTAAATGAATCTCCAATCCAAGGTGGTAAATTCGCTTTTTCTATTTCAGTTACTTGATGATCGATACTTGTAGCATATTTTTTTATGTCTGAGGCACGATCAGCTTTTTTAATAGTATTAGCAGCTTCAACTGCATTCGCAGTCATTTTTACCCCTTTGCCAACTTTGGCAATTTTTCCGACTGGTGTAAGACCAGCTACAGCCATTCCTCCAGCAAAAACCCTTTCCCAAGTGGAAAGTTTTTCGCCAGTAGATGGATCGATACCGTCCCAAGCACGACGAACATCGTATTCACCACTTATTTCACCAGCAATATCTCTAGCTAATTTTTTACCATCAAATCCTTTTTCCTCCGAAGAAAGTTTACCACACATTGCACCTTCTTCGATTGATTTATCAGCCTGACGCTTCCTATCTTCTTCAATCGCTTGAATAGAAGTAGTCCACTCCATATTCAACACTTGCGTACTAAATGTTCCGCTTGCAGGACTAAATCCTTTGCCACTTTGCACTTCCGCAAGACCTTGTGCGATACTCGCAGCTAGTTGAAGTGCTGTAGCATAGTTATTGCTAGACGCTTGATTAAATTCATATAGGTGATTTAACTTTTCTTGAAGTTTGTGTCTCATGACAGTAAAAAGATTCGCCATAGCGTCCATACTTGGCATCGGCATAGCTTGACTGATAGCTTCCATACTTGCCTTCATTCGGTCAATTTCTCGAATTTGTTCTAATATTTCTTGTTCAATTACATCAGTTGAAGCGACCTGTGATTGAAATTGACTTGGAAAGGCATCATTCTGATGAATTAGTTCTTCACACAAGTAAATAATCCCTTGGGCTAAGGGACGGAAGGTTTGTACAAAAAATGCTTTGGCACTACTATATGTTTGTCCTTGTAGAACAGTATCAATTGCAAAAGCATCAATCGACTGAATAACTTGTTCCATACCTTGAATGGTAGCGGTACATACAGCATTCATATCTTGTGTTTGTGTATGCACTTCCCCTAAATACATATTTAAACTCAAAAATCTCCCCCCCCTTTTTTAAACAAGTAAATCATACCAATTTAAGGAGGAAAATGTAAAAATATTTTTTTATTTAGCATCAATAATATCAATAAATTTCAACGTTATTTTATTATAAAATGCATCCGTACAAATTATAGATTTATTCAACGGATCAATATCAATGACGGTCATATAGCTAGTAAGTAAAAATCCATCTTCATAATATGTAATCAATATTTCTTCTTCAGAAAGCAGCGAACATAATAGTGTATTCTCAATAAGTTCTTGTTCATCCTGGGTTAATGTAGGGCGTTCTACTTTTGTCTTGTTTTTAATAATCTCACAGATACCTACGAATTGTTCTGGCATCGCTGCGAATGGAGTCCATTTAACCATTCCTCTTCCTTTTGGCATATTAGCGTTGTTCATGATTTATGTCCCCCTAACAATGTGTTTCTGTATCTTGCTGTTGCACTATTTGTATACGAAATTCCTCTTAATATGCTGTTCTTACCAAATTTAGTGCGTATTTCGTCCATTACTTTCGTTAGTTTCATTTCTTTTTCTCGTTGTATTACATTATCGAATAGTGAGATTTGTTCTTCGCCTTCATGGATTAAGTTAGTTAAAGAAACATTTATGGATCTAATGGGCTCCCCAGTGTAAAACTTGTGTAAAAAATATGTACAAATCTTATATATATCCATTGTTAAATTGGTCGGTCGGTTCATAGTGTGAGTTTTTCTGAAGCCACCAGAGTAATTTCTGCTATAACCAATGGAAAAATGAACAGTTTGAGCTAGTTTGTTTTGCCTTCGCATTCGATAACAAACTTCTTCTATATGCTCCAGTAGAATAATTGGAAACTCTTCTATGGTGTAATCGCGCATAAGTATTTGGCTTTTACCAATAGAAGTTGTTGCTGGAACATATTTTTCTGATATACGGCTAAAATCTATGCCGTTGCTATGTAAGTGCAATTCTTCGCCAATGACCCCGAAGCTTTGTTTTAAGTATTTAAGTGGGTATTGCGCTAAGTCTCCGATTGAATGAATTCCTTTTCGGTTTAACTTCGCTTCTGTTTTACCCGAAATCCCCCAAAACTTACTAAGTGGTTGTATTGGCCATAATTTTATGGGTACATTTTCGTACTTCCAGTATGCTATGCAATCTTTCGTTTTCTTCGCTTCTACATCTAAGGCAACCTTGCTCATTAAAGGGTTTGGACCAATTCCTATCGTGCATTCAATTCGCGTCTTAGCATATATCTCTCGTTTGAATTTCAATGCAAATTCATATGGATCATTAGCAAATAAATGAATACTATCCGTAATGTCCATAAAGAACTCATCGATGGAATATTGGTGAAAATCCTCAATTGGCACGTATTGTAGGGCCAACTTAGTAATGAAATTAGAACATTTTATGTAAGTACTCATAATTGGATTTATCACAAGGATATCTTTACGACGTGGTATCTCATACAATCTCGCCATTTTCTTAACGCCTAATGCTTTTAATGGTGGAGTTGCAGCCAAAACAATTGAACCACTCCTATTCACATCACCAACTACAGCCAATTTAGTATGAAGTGGGTCTAATCCCATTTTGATGCACGATACACTGGCATAGAACGAACGAAGATCTACACATAAAACAATTCGATTTGGCAATATTGAATAGTCATACACCGTTATTCCCCCTAAATAACAGAACGTTAGTTCTTATTATATACGAATGTATGTTCTTTTATGAAGAGGTTTTTATAAAAAAATAAAAATAGCCCCACCGGTTTTAGTGAAGCTACATCCAAAATTCATTTTCATTTATGTTTTTCCCTAACTTCTTCAATCCCCTTGTTATTTGGGATATAGTCGAAAATTTAGGTGTGTATTCTTTATCATTACAAACTTTTGAAATAGTACCCCTACTCAACTTAGCAGCCTTCTCTAATTCCCCTTGTGTGATTCCTTGTTTATCTAACCACTTACCAAATTTACTACGTTTTTTGCCTAATCCAAACACCTTTACCACCTCATGAATAGCTTGCCCTTTTCGTCATTTTTTTAAACACGAGAAAAAAACTGACATAAAGACCAAACAGTACACAATACTCTTTACCATACCAAACAAATTACGATTCTCAGTTCCGATTTGATAGCCTGTTAAAACTTCGTTTCACCTATTCCGAATAGAATACGGTCACAGAATAATACTTTAGACATTGAAAGATTAGTATTTTCAATGATTCATAGCTGTTTTTATCTCTTCTAATCTTCAGGGACTATTCTTGCAGAATACAGAAAGAACGGTGGTGTGAGTTTGTGATATTTGAGTTAGTTAGTTCAGCTGCTGTCGGTGGTGTAGTCTTTCTATCAAAAATGCATCAAAAAGGAGCAACAAATGATGCATCCAAGATTCAAAGGATCTGCGCGAACTGCGGATTAAAAGTAAAAGAAGGGAAAGAGACTAGGACTATACAGCTGCTTCGCAAAACGAGGAATAATTGGGGAGTTGAATATGCGTATAGAATACCGCTTGGTCTTAGCTTCTCCGATTTCGAACAAAAAATACAACATTTAGAGGATGGATTAAATCACAAGAGCAAGGTTTATGATTTCAAACTACAAGACTTCAAATCTCTTCGACTGCGAAAAGATATCTTAAAACAAATACAAAACATCATAAATAAGAAAAAACTCGTTAGAAAGGAAATTGAGCTGTCTTACGATGGTTTATTAAAAATACGCGTTTATGAGAAAGGAATACCTAATTTCGTTAAATTTGTAGAGGATATGATGAGGCAATGTAGAGGTTGGGAGGTTCCGATTGGTTATACGAGGGATGGATTGATAAAACATGATTTTGATCAACTAGCGCACATGATATCAGCCGGCATGACGGATATGGGTAAATCAAATGTATTAAAACTTATAATTACATCCCTGGTACGCAACCAACCAGAAAATACAAAGCTATTCCTTATAGATTTGAAGGGTGGTCTCTCTTTTAACCGTTACAGATTCTTAAACCAGGTCGAATCAATTGCGAAGAATCCAGAGGAAGCCCTAGAGACTCTAAGGGAATTGCAAGATAAACTGAATGCTAGAAACGAATACTTACTAGAAAAAGGATACGAAGATATAAAAGAAGCTGGGGATCCAGTACGTTACTTTGTAATTGTTGATGAAGCAGCCGACATAGCGCCATATCAGGAGTGCAGGGACATCATTGTTGATATAGGGCGTCGTGGCAGGGCAGCGGGATTTCGCTTGGTGTATGCGACACAGTACCCAACAAACGAAGCGTTACCATCGCAGCTACGACAAAACATTGGCGCTCGTGTTTGTTTTAGATTACAGACAGAGGCAGGGAGCCGTGCTGTACTTGATGAGGGCGGCGCAGAAATGCTTCCTAACATAAAGGGGAGAGCGATATACCAAACAAATGAGAAGAAGGTCCTACAGACGGTTTATATCGATAATAAGCAAATAGATAACATCATAAAGCCACACATTAACATCAGAGCGAGGAAGGAGCATGAAGATGCAAAAACTAGCCATGAAGGAAGCGAGAACGGAAAGTATACTCTTGAGCTTGAAGAAACTCGGCTTTCTTAGCAGGAAGCAAATCCAAGTACTCCATGACCTTGGTGGTGACAGGAATGCTTCCCGTGTAATGAAGTCTCTTGAAGAATATGTTTCTAGCTTTAGGGATGGAGAGAAGGTGTATTATCTCAACAAAGAAGGGCGCGAACGTATCGGAAGCAAGAAAATACTCAAGCGTTCGAATCAATTTCGCCATTACATTATGAGGAATGATATCTACATCGCTTATGAATGCCCGAAAACGTGGAAGCAGGAAGTGAAAATGAATGTGAAAGGTATCGTTTCCATAATTGCAGATGCACTATTCACTGATAATGGCCGTTATCACATTGTAGAAGTGGATCATGAGCAAAAGATGAGCGCAAACCGTATCAAGATGCAGAAGTATCGTAAATTGATTGAATGCAATGTGTTTGAGAAGCCACCTAAATTTATTTGGTACACCACAACGGAATATCGCAGAAAACAACTCCAGAAGCTTTGTGAGGGATTGGATTGCAACATCTTTACAGTTACTGATTTCCATTAAAAATAGGGAGATGGTCCATATGGCAGCAGAGACAATGAGCATCAAAGATTTTATGGATGGCAACTATGGGGCAAAGAAAAAGTGGAGCTTGTTCAAAAAGAAAGCAAAAAAATACGTACCCGTGGCGGCGCGAATAAGTATTGTGATCGGTAGTGCTATTATATTCAGCAATATTATAGATATTCCGCATGTATTTGCTGACGGTAATAACCCAGACGTGAATGAAGTATTTAAAGATGTGCAGTCAAACGATGGGAAGATAAAAAATTATATAGATGGCCAACTGTACAATCGTATTGTGAATGCATTTGAACCAGTCATTTTCTTAATTAAAGCAGTGTCATATCCGATAGCATCCGTTGTAGCGTTATGCGGCGGTCTATTCATTATGGTTGGTAGCCAGGAACGGGGATTCTCTCTTATATCAAGGGCAGGGATCGGATATATAGTAGTCCAAATGATTCCGTTGTTTATGAGATTGCTTGTTGAGATCGCTAAGGCTATCTAGTCCTACTTAATGTAGGACTTTTTCATATGATAATAACCATCTATCGTTATTATCAGACAACATATCTTAACTCAACATTCGCAATAAATAGTTTTATGTTTCTAAAATTGTAATATATTTACATTTACGAAAATCGAAAGTATGATGAAGGTGCAAGCTATAAAACTATTAAAGGGGGATTTTTTATGTTAAAGAAACTAGCAATTGGGGCATTAGCAACTGGGATTGCTTTATCTGGGGCCGGAGGAGCATTTGCAGCCGAACAACCTAAGGTAGTTGATAAAAAGGTTTCATCCAATTCCATAGCATCGGTTGATGTAGGTAATGGGCAAACTGACGGAACACTTTATTCTATTAGTGCTTATCGTTTAATTCCAGTAAAAGCTTCGAGTTTAAGTCAAAAATCACTTTCTGTGGATTTATGGGGACACTCAGATACTAAAATTTCTATTTATGAAGATAGCGAGTATGGTAGACTTTTAGGTTCATGGACAATGTCTGAAACACCAAAGACTGTAAGCATTAACCCTAGTAAAACTTATTATTTACGTATTGGTGTAATGCCATATAGCCAAAATAGTCCGTGGAACTATGTGGTAAATTGGCAATTTAAATAATTAAGAAAAAGTCCTGTTTATACAGGGCTTTTTTCTTTGCAGGAATTTGCTACTCATCATGGAATACTCTCACTAGGAGGTGTTGTGACGTTATGACGGACGAAATTGTTTATTCTGCTAGTGAAGTATACAAAAGACTAGGAATAAGTGATAGCACCCTTAGAAAGTACATGGAAGTATTACAGCGCGAGGGATTCGCAGTAAAGAAAGATAACCGTGGCAGACGCCAATACACAGACAATGACATTATGGTGATTGAGAAATTAATTGAACTGAGTAAGCATGACGGTATGACGCTAGAGAAAGCAGCGAAGATGATTGCGCAGCAAATAGAGAAAGTTAATCCGGATCTGATTCAAGAAGAGGCTGAAGAAACGGATTTAGTGCCATTCCACATTAAACAGCAATTACAGGAACAGTACAGCGTTATGGCGCAAGAAATGAATCAGAGTATGTTAGCGATGGAGAAACGATTAAGTGAGCAGGCGAAGCAAAGTAACGAGGAAATCAAAGCAAGCGTAGAAGCACATAATGAACGAGTGGAAAAACGATTGGAAGCGCGTGATGAGACTTTGATGAAGACATTACGAGAAATGCAGGAAACGAAGAGAGTGATGCAAGAATTTCGAAATGAGGTTGCTGCAGCGAAAGAGAGGAAGCCGTGGTGGAAGTTCTGGTGAAAACAAGGCGGTTCCCTTGTGAGAGTAGGGTTCCTCTTTGTCTTCGCTACGGATAATGATGCGCTTTGTTAAAATCAATTTAAATAAAACATTTGGAGGAATGGACTTATGTCTAATGAAGTTTTGCCTTTCACAGTAAGACTAGCTACTCCAGAAGATTTTTGGAATATATCAAATATAAACAAGCAAGTTCAACAGTTACATATAGAGGGAAGACCAGATATTTACTCTGATACTTCAGCTTCTTTGGATCACAATGCATACGAAGAGTGGCTTAATGATAAAACCATAGAGATATTTGTAGTAGAGGCCAATAATAAAGAGATTCTTGCTTATTTAATCTTAGATATTAAAGAACCAGCCGAAAATCCAAAGTTAGTTGAGCGAAAAGTACTCTTTATCCGCAATATTGGTGTAAGTGAAATATGTCAAGGAACAGGAATAGGAAAAATATTAGTACAAAAAGCATTTGAGTATGCTAAAGAAATACAAGCAACAAGTGTAGAATTAAATGTTTTAGAATTTAACAAGAAGGCTATACAATTCTATGAAAAACTTGGATTTAAAACACAGAGTCGGCAAATGGAATTTGTATTACCTGATGCTTAAAACTATTTCCTATATCGATAAGGGAAAAGCCCGATTAAATTAACCGGGCTTTTTTTGATGACTTATTTCGTTATATCAATAGCCTTCATTAGTGGTACGGATATATTCCAACCTGCTTGTGATGTATAAGAATAACTTCCTTCAATATTTCCTGTTACTGTAACTATATCTTTTTCAACAAATTCTGTTGGTTTATCGAAGGTTACATAGACAATGTCGTTGGTGTTATATCCATATGACCTTTTTGTAACAGCTAATCTAATATCAGTTGAACCGCCACTTTCTATGATCTGAACAATTTCACCAGTATATTTCACTAATTCGTCCTTGTGTCCATCCGGATTTTTCTTTAATTCAGGATAAGAAAGATCTTTTGCTAGTTTCTTTTTTTCTTCAATATTTACTTTTTCGGCTTCTTCTGCTGATAGAGCATTTTCAATATTTACTTTTCCAGCATTAATTCCTCTAACTTTAAATCCATTTTCTATCTCTTCTAATTCCCCATTAGATTTATAGTTTTTTTCGAAATTGTCATAGTCTTTGAATGCATCTAATGCAGCTTTGTTTTCGGCATCAACAGTAAAAGTCATTTTAAAATCATAGTTTCCATTTTTAACAACTTCACGTCCTGACGTTTCGGATACATGGTCACCAAATTCAAAATGAAAATTCCCATCATGAACAGTGCTCTCTTTTGACATTACTGCTATATATTCTTTTTCTGGCTCTTTGATAACACCTTTTGCTTTTGATCCTTCCGGCATATTTGTTTTTACATTTACCGTTAACATTTTAGTTTCTGGATTATAAGAGTATTCGCCTACTTCAAAATTAATTGCTTCTTTTTGTGCTTCTTTTTCGGCTTGTTCTTTTTCTAATCTTTGCTCATGTTCTGTCCAAGATTCCCTTTTTTTCTCTTCTGCTTTTTCTCCATTCCCACAGCCGCTAGCGAAGAGCGATGCAGCAAGAATAATTCCGCCAATTTTATAATGTCTTTTCAATGCACGATCCTCCAAGATGTTTTGTAATAAGCTTTTTGTCGTATTATATTATAACAGAAATGTAATATTGTTCAATTTTGTTACTGAGATTCCATTTTTAAGGTGATTAACTTTTCTTTTATAGGTAGTCCATCGCTAAATGTCTTCTATTAATGATAATTATTTAAATGAACTAGTGGTGGAAGTTCTGGTGAGGGTAAGGAGACCAGGTTAGTTGAATAAGGAATAATACCATTTTCTTCTATTTGGATATATAATTAATTTGTATTTTATATATAAGTGGGAGGAAATTTATGACTACAAATAAGGACTACATTCGTTATATTCGGGAAAAAGTAGGGCACGATTTAATATTTCTTAATTTTGCTGGAGGTATTGTTTATAACGAACGAAATGAAATCCTTTTACAAAAGAGGGGAGATAGAAATGAGTGGGGTCTTCCAGGTGGTGCTATGGAACTTGGAGAATCTCTTGAAGAAACCGCTAAACGAGAAATACTTGAGGAGACAGGATTAAATGTTGAAGTTGAACATCTTATAGGTGTCTACTCTAAATACTCTGGTGAGTTTCCGAACGGAGATAAAGCTCAGACTATCGTTCATTGTTTTCAATGCAAGCCAATTGATGGGGAACTTACTACAGACGGTATTGAAACTTTAGATTTAAAATACTTCCCAATAGACCAAATACCGAAATTATTTACAAAACTACACGAAGATGCCTTAGAAGATTGGCTTTCAAAAAGAAAAGGTGTATTTAGATAAAAAGACTTTCAAATTAATTATTCATAATATTTAACCAACTGGCGCTTTAATTGAACAAGAAAATAAAAACTTTTAACTTCCCCTAAAGATAATTAAGTTAATGATCTAGTGGTGGAGGTTCCTGTAAGGATAAGAAGAGGAACGTATAAAAATAGAGTTGTAGAAATAGAAAGAGTGGATTCCTTCTAAGAGTAAGGATTCCCCTTTTTCATTGCTACTGATAATGATGCGTTATGTTAACTGCATATGTATAGAGTATACAGTCAAAAAAGCACAATACATCGCTTCTTCTAAATGGTACAATTAGGGAAAGAGGGGTGGAAGAATATGTATGATTACAAATTTGTGAAAGTCGAAATGGATGGATGGAAAGGGCAACCCAAAGAAGATTATAAGCGTATTATTATAGAACATGCTGAAGATGGTTGGGAATTTGTTCAAGTCCTTACTCTAACACTTGCAGGATATACGACTTCTTTGGAGATTATCTTCAAACGAACCAAAGAACTTCTTTAAAAAACGAAAGAAGTTTGCCTTAAATAACATACAAAAAGAACTGGAGTATTTTGGAATCTAATAGTTCTCGATTTAACTTATAAGACAAATAAGCTAATATTAATCAACTCCCAATAACGAAAGTTATGTACATAAGATAGTGATTGTAGTAAGAGTATAACTACATAAAAAATAAGCCCTACAAAAAGTAGGGATTATTTTTTATCAGAAACTATGTCATTTAGAATGTTCTGCTCATGTGCATTCAATTTATTAGCAATGTAGTAATCCAATATTTCATCAATAAGCTCATAATTTTTCATGTCTTTCATTGTGCAAATGGTCTTTATTTTATTAAGTGTTTCAGGCGATACTTTTATATTTTTTCTGTCTGCTGCTGACAATGAATTCTTTTTCTTTGTCGCAGGATTATCTTGAACAGGTGTCACAGTCACTAAGTATTTTTTATCCAAATTGACCACTCCTATTTAGTATATTATCCCAAACTATTAAAACTAATTTGCGTATCTTATGTAGAGAGAAAAGTGGAAATATAGAAATATCCCTATTTCTAAATAGGGATATTTCTATATTTTTAAATCTCTGTTAATAGCTTGAATTTTCTTTTCTGTTCAGGCGTTAGCTCATTTTCTACATAGCGATCTATAAGTAAATCGATGATTTCATAAGCGAATTTTGTGTTTGTAAGTTTCATTAATACTTCTAGTTCTTCTTTTGATTGATTAGAAATTTTAATGCTGCCTTGCTGATTTTTAAATTTCTTTTTTGATTCAGTTTTTTCGTTTCTTTTTTCTTTTCGAGTTACTTGTTTTTCTTCAGACTTAGGTTGAGAAGGAGTAACTGGAACCTCGTTATTTTCCACCGTAGCTTGTCCTTGCTCTGGTACATAAGGCTCAGTAGGTTCAAAGTTACTTTTCTTTCTACCTAATAAACCAGGAGTTCTCGCCATTTTAAACACCAACCTTCATTTTTTCAAACATATCAATACGAGATAATAATTCATCACTAATTGTTTCGTATAGTTCAATTACATTCATATCATGTCTATCTTTTTCAGTGATACCATTAACATCAAATCGTTTAATACGCTCCATTTGAGGAACGATGTTTTTGAATAGGTTTTCTTCACCGAAAATTTCACGTGCATTTTCCATGATATATTCGTCAACCTTACCGTTATTTTTTAATAGAACAGGAAGAATACCGACTACTTCAATATCAAGATCATATTGTTCTTTTAACTTGATAAGCTCATTAACATAATTCTCAGCGCCAGTAAGAGAACGTTCTTGTGTTTGTAGAGCGATTAGAACATAATCAGAAGCTACAACGGCGTTCTTTGTAACTTCTAATGACATTGGAGGAACATCGATAAATATGTAGTCGTATTTATGCTTTATCTTTTCAAGCAATCCTCGGAAGTAATGATCTTCTTCAGCTTCCGAAGAACAATTTTTATAAAGGAATTTTGCGAAGTCCTGGAAATCAACGTAAGAAGGAATTAAATATAAGTTATCCGTAATTTCTACTTCTAAGCCATCCAAGTTCCCCTCTTGTATCCCTTTCATTAATGTTTTTTCAACAGTAACGATTTCATCAGGGTTAAGGATTGATTTTGTTAACATTAAAGATTTTGTTGCGTTACTTTGTGGATCAAGATCAACGAGTAATGTACGCTTACCTTTTTTAGCAAATTCATAAGAGTTCAATACAGCATTTGTGGTTTTACCGACTCCACCTTTGTAATTACCTACAGTAATTGTAATGGCCATTTTTAACACTCCAGTTATAGTTTTTGAAATTTCCCTATATCCCTTTATAGAAATAGGGAAAAATAGAAATAGGGAAATAGGGATATTTCTAACTATAGAAATAGGGATATTTCTATATCTTTATGAAAATTATAACAATGATATTTGGGTTATGCAATAGAATCATAGAGTTAGTAATTAATAACAGAAACGTTGATATTAAAAGATTTTTCAGTTGTATGAAGTATAGAAATTTAAGTAATAAATCTGAATTTTTTTATAGGAGATAGTAGACGCAAAAATAATAAAAATAGGGAAATATAGATATAGGGAAAAGGGGAAATATCCCTATATCTATAAGTGGAAATAGGGAAATAGGGAAATAGGGATATTATTCAGAAAGTGTGCAAATTCACTGTTTACAAAGGATAATGCTTGTTGTAACGTAGTAAACAACAAGCACCATTCTACAAAACAAAACATAATTTGATATTTTACATAAATGAAGATCATGAAGATTGAACGAGATAAATTAAAGACAATTGAATATGAACACAAAACAAAAAGCCACTCCCGTATGCTAATGGCTACCAACCTTTAGCGGGAATGACTTGCTCTAGCAAGTGTACCACCACTTGACTAGAAATTAGCTGTATTAACCCACAGTGTTAACGTTTAAGAAGTGTACCACCACTAACCTTAAACAACTATGCCTTTTCACGAGGCTTCTTTGATATACCCATTTTATCTATTGTTTGACTAAAATTCAACTAGTAAATGCTAGAATTGTATTTTTTGTAGTCAAAAGATATATAGCGGGCATCTCTAAACCTAGAAGTCTTGTGAATCTACAGGCCATTTAGGAATTGGAGATGCCTTTTTGTTTTTTGTTCGCGTGGAATTGCCTGATACCACGTAAATAAAAACTGATAAGCCGTAATTTCGTGCTTCTATATAGAGGGAACGTGTTACGTGCGTGGCTAGCTGTTGGTCGTGCAGGGGGTACAGAGTATGCGCCTACAAAAACAGCACCCCTCATTAGAATCCTGTTCTTCTGGTGAGGGAGGGCGAGAACTTGCCCAGGGACGATTCCCTAAAAGGTTCGGGAGGTTATCGTTAGCATTACGGTGCTAGGGAGTACATTCAGTTTGTCGTGTAGGGACGATATTACAAGGACAAGCCATAGAAAAAGGATGTATGCGGTGAAAATCGCTGAGTGAACAGGGTCTATACATACGGATACCTTATAAGTGACCGCATGGCGAAAACAAGACGCTTATCCATCTATTTTGATCGATTACTTTTTTGTGATCTTTCAAAGTAGGGGATAAATTTGCCTTCCAGCCGTGTTCCATAATCGTTCCCACATGATAAAAACCCTCAAGACCTTCAGTCAAGCTTAATTACGAAGAAAAGCAGAAAAATATGAGAGTGTTTAACTCATGGGGGAATGAATCACTAAGATAGAGGAATAAATATAGGATTTACTACTTTTTTGGTTAGAGGATAAGGGGACGGATGGTAGAATAGGTTTTATTGCAAGATTTGGTTTTACACATCGGATATAGTACGTGAAATTTATAAGGTTAATTTCTTGTTTATAGAAATTAAGTATTATTTTACAATTGATTAGAAGGATAAAATTTAAGGGGAATATTTTATGACTAATAATCTTATAGAGAAGAATTGGATAGATGATTTTATTAAAACAGATGTATTTTCAGAGGCTTTAGGTATGGTATGGCGTAATGGTTATGAATCAGGAGGTTATTTTCAATTCACTCATAAGTCACAAGTGATAGTAAAAAAGTTTGCTGATTTCTTTGGGAAAGAAACAAGATCAAGATATTGTGAAGATAAAGGGTATGTGGAATGGTATATGTCTATGAATAGTGACCATCCATTTATTACAAAGGTAAAAGAATTTGGTTGGACACCGATACGAGGAAAATCTAGGTTATTTCCTAAAGGTGAGTTTAATAAAAAAATATTCATTAAAAAATATGTTTTATTGAGGCATGAACTTGGCACGATCAAAGTTAAACGACCTAAAAATAAAATTTATGTTAGACCACGCTTTCGTATTCATGGGTCTGAAGATATCTTGGAGCATTTAAATAATTTTATGTTTGAAGAATTAGGCATTAAGAAGAAAAAATTACAAACTGACGGGAAAATACCAAAAGCAAAAATTTTATATTTTCAATCTTACAAAGATATAGAGAGTATTTTGATATATATTGGAGCTTCAGAGACATTAGAAACGTTGTATTCGTTCGATTTAGGATTTCATGATGCTGAAGATGAAGAATTTAAGAAGACCGATCTAGGGAAATAAGTAGGTTTTTAGGAGGGGTATTACTATCTCATTGGATAAAAATTTAACATTTTATGATTATAAGAATAGTTTTCAACTTTTAATCTAATGTAAAGTTAGTGAGAGGTTTATTTTATATCAAAATGTTAATTAAAAAAGAGTTAGAAGTGATTATTTGAATAAATTAATATTATTGTCTTTATTGGCTACATTTTGTTTAAATATCGCAGGATGTTCTAATGATATGGCTATACCAAGGGATAATGCTAAATTCTCAACACCTAAGAAGGTTAAATGCATTAACAAAGCATGGTACAAAAAACATATGTTAGGTAATAGTTTAAAGAAACTTTAAATGGTGGATGATAAAGATTATAAGAGAACAATAACAATATATTAATCATAATATTTTTATAATATGATTAATATCTATAAATTTATCTAAAAAGACTATCAGTAATGGTGGAATGTGGTGGAGTTTCTCTTAAAATATTGAAATTACTTTTTATGAAGAAAAGACACCTTAAGGTGCCTTCCCCCGACTTGAATTATTTTAACTTTAAATCGTATCATTTTTCAAATTATAATAAAATCTTTTTATTTCATATAAATATATAGCATTTAATATAAAAATATGACATTATATAACATGAATTTCTATTTTATTTAATATTTTTCCAAAGGAGGAAGATTTATCTTGAAGAAGTTGTTTTCATTTTTACTATTTGTATTTGTAATCTTTTCAGCGAACAATATTTCATTTGCTGATGAGGTTATACCATTTAACAAATCATTCTTTGCATATAACGAGCCAAAGTTTACATCTGCAAAGGGAAATGGTGGAGCTCAATATGGACCTCAAAAAGCTCTAACTGTAAAAGAGAAGCGTTCAAATGGTTGGTGGAAGATAGGAACTTGGGAAGGTGATAAGTGGATTAATGCCGATGGGGAACTTCAATACTTTGATAAACCATTTTTAGCATTCTATGAACCTTCATTTTCGTCTCAAAAAGGTAATATGGAAATACCGTATAGCCCTACTACTGTTAGAGTAATTGATGGAAATACAGCGGGATGGTTAAAGTTTCAATCTTGGGAAGGCGACAAATGGATGTATCCAGGTGTTGCAGAGACGGCAGCACTTAATAAAAATTTCTATAGCTATAATGAACCGTCGCTTATAGCAACTAAAGGAGCAGGTGGAAGTCAATTTGGTCCTCAAAAATTCTTACCAGTATTAGAAAAACGTTCTGATGGTTGGTGGAAAGTAATTACATATGAAGGTCATAAATGGATTGCTCCTGACGGAATCAAAATGCCAGTGAATGCTAATTTTACTACTTTTGATGAGCCTTATTTAGAAGCTAAAAAAAGTTCTGTGTTTGGTCCTCAAAAAAATTTAGTTGCCTATGATGGAAAAAAGACAGAGCAGGGAGATTTTTATCTAGTTGGTACATATTTGGGACAGAAATGGATGTCACTTAATGCTGAAAAAGAGTTCAATGAAAAAAGGGAACCTCTCCGTCAGGCATTAGGTTACAATGAAAATGATATTGGACCAGATAAAACACCTCAACAAAGAGTTGCAGAAGTAAAAGCTTCTTTAAGAGCACAAGGACTTGATGATAAATTTGAGGCTGTAAGAATACCTACAGAAGAAGAAAAAGCTGAGTTTTTAAGAAAAGAAGCAGAAAAACAACAGAATCCAAAGCAAGGCGTAGCACGTGCTGGAACAGTAACTTCATCTTGGAACATACCAGATGATTGGGTGCAAAAAGGTGACATTGTTGTTACACCAGACTCTAACTACGGTATTACAGGACATTCGGGTATTATCGGTAAAGACTTCACTGAAACACAAGGATTCTCGGGTGCTAATAAAGGAGAATATCTATTAGTACATGCACCAGGAACATCAGCATCGCCTGCAATCAAAATAATGCCTTTATCAAAATGGGAGTTTATCCATAAGGGAAATCAGGAATACTCTAACTTTGTATATTTAAGGTATAAAAAAGATAAGGGAGCTGCATTTAGAGCTGCTGATTATGCGTATAATCATTTCTATCAGAATGGATCTAAATATCGATACGATATTTTTGGAACTTCTGCAAAGAGTAACGATTATAAAACATATTGTTCTAAATTAGTTTACTTATCATTCAGAGATGGAGCAGGAGTAGATTTCTTCCCAGTAAGTAATTTCTATATTGTACATCCTTATGATTTCTTACGTCCAATGCCAGCTGCGCTTGGATTAAGACCTTATTTCTTTGGTAAGGGTGGAATGTGGTGGGGTTAAAATATAACTCTATCATATAAAATATAAAAATGTCCTACATAAAATGTAGGACATTTTTTATTTTAAAAAAGCCATCCTAAGATATCTTCCTCCGACTGGATTAAATATTAATCAGTTTAGTTCGTCGTGTTTTCCTTGTTCGTCATGATCTTGTCCAAATTCAATTTTGCCAGTATGAGGATTATCCCAACGTACGTATTTGTACCATATGTTTGGTTCATCTTTAAATATAACATGTGCTCCATATTGAGTTTGTTTACTATCAAAAAAAGGTTTAATTTCTAAAACATCTGACTTTGCGTACCCTTTTTCTTCTAGATGCCACATTATACCTATAATGGCTTCTTCTCTTAATTTCGAATCACCTGTAATAAAATAACGATCTATTATTCCTTTTCCGATTATAAATAAACCAATTATAAGTAATACAGATGTAATTATAAGAGCCCTTTTTTGCATGTATAAATATCCTCCTTATTTTAATTTATCCTTTATATAATAATAAGGGAATTGTACTGTAAAATATAGATTTAAGAATAAGAAAAGACACCCTAAGATGCCTTCCTCCGACTTGAACCATCTTAATTTTATTATGTTGTTATTATATAAGAAAAGAAGACATCGATTAAGATGTCTTCTTTTACTGGTAAACTTGGTGTTAAGAAGGTATTGTATTGCTTGAAAACCATAAAAAATATAACAATCATCGAGTAAACCTATTATAGCATCAATAAATAGAGTTTTTATATGCATTTTTACATATATATAGATTTATCTATATTTTATCTATATAGTTAAATTGTCTGTTTCTTGTTTTAATTCGTTTATTTATTTTGAGTGCTCCAGTAATGGAGCCTTTTTTTATGCAATAAAACATTTTCTTACCATTACTTAGTTGGTCTATATTAACTTTATCCTCTTAAATTATATCTATATTTTACCAAATACTTATATAGATAACCAGTTTTTTCTAATAATCTAATCAATTGATAATTTTAATGTTATTTGTTAATCCTTATAGGAAAATTTATCATGCAATGAAAATTTAGAAATTAAGAATTATAAAAACTCATAGTATCTTTGGGAAAAACATATTTATAATTTGTATATTAATATGTTATAATTTGATTTCTAAAACTACCCAAAAAGGACTGCCAGTAATGGTGGTCTTTTTTATATTGGTGAGATTTTACTAGTATGATAGAATAGGATTAACTGTATATTGTGAGGGTGATTGGTTATCCCTTCTTTCCATTTGGAAGGAAAGGGGGTGATATACCTATGGAGTTTTTGTTTGAGCTTCTAAAAGAATTTGTGAAAGCCATTGTACGTGAAGTTTCTGCGTATGTTTTTAGGAAACAAATTTTAGAAAAAGATAACAAAAAACCCACTCCTCGTCGCCGTCCAAAGCAAAAGGGTGGGTTTCGTAAAAAATAAATGATATAACCACCACCCTGACGGTAGCAGTTATTAGAAGAGATGTTAGCGCATCTCTTCTTTTATTATATACACAAGCTATTACTGTAATACTACTACAGCAATTATATCAAATGTACATAAAAAATCAATGAGCACGTAATAGATATAATGTACAAAAGAAAAGATACGCAAAGGTGCCTTTTTTCAATTTATTACATCCCTAATTGATTGTAAATAGATTTGAATACGTGAATTCACCACGATATTTAATTGCAGCCACATAAGTACCACTTGTATAGCTATCTGTGATAGGGGTTTGCCAAATTTCTGTTCCAGGAATAAATTCCGGTTCTATTGTTTGGAATCGTTCTAGGGTACCATTTGTGTGGATTTTAAAAATTTTCATTTGCGCACCAAAATGTTCTCTACCAAAGTGCTGTGTTAAGTAAAATGTATCACCAGTTATTAAATTCTTAATCTTCCAATCTGGTTGATATGTACTTTCCTCTGAATTTTGTAAATCCACAATGGTTTTAAATCCCCAATCATCATTAAGTGGATCTGAGTAAGCTGCAGCTGCTTGTGAGGTAGGCTTACTCATTTCTATTGCAGTAAAACCGCTAAAAGTTAACGCACCAATTAATGCTAATTTTCCTAACTTCATTATTGTTTCCCCCTATTAATTTTTGTAAGTTTTAAAACCAGAAATCATACACACATAATAATATAATCCACTGTATTATATTTCAAATATTTTCTAAAAAAATCCATAAATAAAAAGGCACCTTTGGGGTGCCTTCCTGTGACTTGAACCACTTTATCATTACAATAAAGATGGCGTTTACAAGGATAATTGTTATTATTTATTAATTGTAAACCAATCACTTACGCCGTAACCTATTGAATCATTGACATGTTTTATAACAGCAATATAGCTACCAGGAGTATATACATCTGTAATTACAGTTGACCAAGTAGGGTTTTGGTAATTAGCATCAAATTGAGGATAAATTGTTCTATAGCGTACAGGTTTTTTTCCAGCTTCAACTTTAAAAATCTTCATAACAGCTCCTGAGTCATCTTTTATTGAGCTAAGAGAGTAATTTAAGATATCTCCAGTTCTATATGATTTTTTAACCATGTGTGCATTTGGAAATTTGGATAGATATTCAAAATTATTTGGTGATGAAAATCCCCAACTATCATTATATGGATCAGAATATGGTTCTTCATAAGCTGCTGCAGCTTGTGAAGTAGGTTTAATCATTTCTACTGCAGTAAATCCCCCAAATGTTAATACTCCAACTAATGCTAATTTTCCTAATTTCATTAAAAATCCCCCTAAATATTTTAATTTAAATAATTACAATATAATGATATACTATTATGTATATTTTTTCAAATAATTTCTAAAAAAAGTTATAAATTCAAAAAAAATACACCTTAAGGTGCCTTCCTCCGACTTGAATCACTTTAATTCTAAGAATATGTATTGGACTCCCATTCAAGTATTATTTTTCTCAATGAATAATTGGTATATTTTAGGGTGTTTTTTACTATTTTTATGTTAAGATATTTTGGTTGATATTCATCTTATTTTAGGAGGTTGGAAGATCTGTTACATGCTTTTCATATGGATTTTAGTTTCTATACCGAAAGTATAAAAGTTTTAGGGTTATTAGGGAATTCTACTCGCTTATCAATTGTTTGTAAATTGATTACATATGGATCGTTGTCAGTTTCTGATTTAAGTAAGCAAACAAGAATTACAGAGGATTTGATTGTACAACATTTGCGTAAATTAGCCTCTGGAAATATTGTAATTAGTGAACGTATAGGGAAAAGGCTTTATTTCAAAATAAAAGATAATAAAACAATTGAGATTATTAAGGTATTAGGATTAATAAGTTAATTTTAATTACTTTCAATATAAATGATTTTGCTATAACTCAATTGTGCAAAATTATATTTAGCCCGCCTATGGAAATAGGTAGGTTTTTAATATACAAAAAGGCGCCCATATAAGGGTGCCTTTTCCAATAGTTTTTAGCAGAAACAACTGCATCCGATAATGATTAATAAAATAAACAATACAACTAATAAAGCGAAACCTCCAGCGAAACCGCAGCCTTCGCCACAACTACCACCATATCCCATAACAATAGTGCCTCCTTTAGATTAGAGGGTAAAACTAGGGTTCATTCCATGGATTTTAATGGGTTCACTTTACCTTATGTTTTCAAGAATGAATTGAGAAGGTCCTTTTGAAAATAGAGAAAAGACGCCATAAGGCGCCTTCCTTTTAGGTAGATAAGACTTTAGTTTTCCAATAAAAAAGCCGTTAATTTGAGAATTATTTATTTTTGGATTATAAGAGTGCTCTCACATTTACGACAAGTAATCTTCTCTTCCTCAAAAATGAATAGATTTTCAGCATCACATTCTGGGCATACAACTGCAAATGGTGTTTTTATATTTTTATAGCATAGGAAAGAAAAGAATGCCATGATTAGAGCAGGTATAATAAGCATCATAATTAAGAATAGGCCCGCAAAAACGCCTGTAATTATGGAAAGTGGTTTCATTAGTTTTCTACCTACGGAGTTTACTTGATTATCCTTTTTACGAAAAGCAGTAACAAGGTAAGTTTGGGTTTCTTTTACTGGCCTAAATGCATTTACCGTATTGCCATCTTGTTCATCCATAGTGGGATAGGAAGTGTTTGGTCCTTGATATCCTCGTTGTATATAATAATTGTTTGACTCAGCTATTCGTGGTGTATACGAGATTCCAGTTCCAGGTACATAAGTTGTTGTTCTTGATTCAGGTGAAATAGAGTTCCCTCCCATACCTGTGTATGTAAAGTTAATTTTCACACCCGGAGAAAACTGGATAATTCTACGAAATTTATAACCCATAATATTGTATCCTCTCCATCTAATTAATATAATTATTTACTAATTATAACATTTTTTAACTTAATATTAATATATTAAGTTAAAACAGAATAATAAAAAAGAGTAATATTGAAGTTTACTAATTTAAGGCGTTTTAGAGTCCTTTTTTATAAAAAAAAAGACACCCAAAGGTGCCTTCCGACTTGAACCACTTTAATTTTAATAATATGTATTGGACTCCCGTCCAAATATTATTTTACTACCTTAAGTAATGTCAGTTGTTAAGAAAAAAAGGCACTCTTTCGAGTACCTTTTTCCTATTCTACTTTTAAATTAATTTCTTTACCTGTCATACCGCCACTAGCTTTTAAGAAAAGTCCTTCAGCATCTTTTGGTATATCAAATACAATTTTCCCTGTCTGTGTTAGACCAGGATTTAATTGTTTTAAGAAGAAGTCAGTTTTTCCACCGTTAGCTAAGTCAAAAGATGATTGACCTTGTACAGAAGATGTGAATTCACGACCTTTGTTATCTACCAATTTAAAGCTGTTAGTATCAACAGTGATAGCGTCTTTTTGATTATTAGTAAGTGTAACTTCTAAAATCTTAAAGACACCTTGTGCTTGTTCTTTTGAGTATTCATTACCCACAGAATCTACTGTTTCCATAGATCCTACAGAGATTTTCACATCAGAAGATACACCTTCTTTTGATACCGCTTTAGTGTCTGTTGAAGTTTGTTCTGTTGAATCTCCACCACCAGCAACCATAGCAATTATTCCGATTACAAATAAAGCTATAATGCCTAGGCATCCAAACTTAAATATTTTTCCCACGTTTGTTCCTCCAATTATGTAAAATGTAAGATTGCCACGTTAATAATAACAAATTAAATATCTTTATATTGTCATATTATGTCGAAAGGAAATAAAAAGATAGTTTAGAAGTTTTAGACTATATTTCTGTCCTATAATTTATTTTTCCCATCTATCTCTTATTCATAAAGAAAAGACACCCTAAGGTGCCTTCCTCTGACTTGAACCATCTTAATTAAAATAATATGTATTGGACTCCCATCCAATTATTATTTTACCATGTTTATTATCTGTTTTATTAAATTATTACTGGGCCTCTTGCTCACCTTTAGCTTTCATTTGTTTTTCATATACATATTTTGCTGTTGAAAAATCAGTAGGAAAATCACGTAGTGCCTTATTTATAATATTTAATTCTTCTTGCGACTTAATTTCAATGTTATTTAAATAGTCAAATGCTTTGGATTGTTTATTTGCAACATAATTTTGAGTAGAATAATCATCTGGGAAGTCTTTCTTAGCTTTTTCTTTAACCTTATTCATAGCTTCTGTTTTGTCGATGTTCTTTACTGGGTTCGCTAATGTTCCAGTAGTTTGTTCCGGTTTAGGTACTTCTTTCTTTTCCGGTTGAGACTCCGGCTTTACGTCTTCTTTTTTAGGCTGTTCTTGTTCTTGCGGTTTAGGTGTTTCTTGACTCGGCTGTGTAGTTTGTTGAAGTGACCTAGTTTGCTCTTTTTCATAGGAGTCTACTTTAGATTTCAACTCTTTGATTTGTGTTTTTAATTCTTGCTGTTCATTAAAGTGTTGATCGATAAGTTTATCCATATCTTTTTGTGAATACTTAGGTTTCATATCTTCTGATTTGGAATCTTTAAAAATAGCTACGGAAGCAATGATAGCTACTAGTACAGCGATAATTCCAATGATTAGTTTTTTGTTCATTTATGTTCCTCCTAGAATACAATAATATTATTATATAACAATTAAATGATTGTAGGTAGAAAAAAAGACACCCAAAGGTGCCTTCCTCCGACTTGAACCATCTTAATTTTGAAAAATGGCATTGAAGGAATTTCTTTATTTATAACTATATTAGGGATGTTAATAATGGTATTTTATAGTGATATGAAAAAATTAATTATTAATGAATTTAAAATAAAAAGAAGACCGAACTAGAATAACAATCTAGTTCGGTCTTCTTTTTATTTGTTTACTTGGAAAACTTAATTAAAGTTTCTTAATTATTACTTGTTCGCCATCCTTCATAATGGCCTGTCCATGAATTTTTACTTACTTCAGTTGCTCCTTTTAAATACCAAGTCACTCCATCCCACTCTTTTACAGTAGGTATTTCCCCTTTTGATTTGTAACCAGGAAAGTCTTGTTTTTCTTTTTTCTTAACAAAACTTTTTTTATTATCAATCGTTTTTAATTTTACACCTGTATCAGTAGGTGTTTCCGCAAGTACTCCTCCAGCACCAGATAACATAATTCCAGTTGCTAATGTTCCAATTATTACTTTCTTGAACATGAAAAATCCCCCTTTTTTGGAATGAATATTACATAAATAACAATACCATATTATTTGTATTTTCTAACATTTGAATTTATTTATAAATATTTAATTGAATATTCAAACTATACAATTAAAATGAAAAGATTTAAAAATAATTAGTTCTATTAGTAGTGAATCTCAAGTCAATGATTGGAAGAAAACTAAATTATTTATGGGGTAAGAAGTATAGAACTCAAACTTTTTTTTGAATTTATATTCAAAAGTTTACTTTCAAATTAGAAAAGGCTAGTCCCTCGATACCCTTTTTGGAAATAAAGAAAAGACACCCTAAGGCGCCTTCCTTCGACTTGAACCACCTCATATTAATGCAGTATAAATTAATAAAATAATTTATATAAATATTTTGTTATACTTCCATGTCCCCTAGCTGATATAATGTATAAGGAAATTATTGGCTAATTAATAGTACATATATATTTGGTGTACTGCCAATATCTTAACGAAAATACATACTAAGCAAGATTTGACATGAAAAAGCGTTGATTTTACTACTCTTAGCGATATCTCCAACAAATGCACTTTAATGTAAAAGATGCGCCTTCTCCAGTAATTATGGATGATATTTTACTGATTTTTATAAAGATGAATTATAAGAGGTTTACACTCTTATTTATAAGCATCTAATATTTTTGGATACACACACATTAGATAGATCTAAAAGGGCTGTTATAAACGAATATGAGAAGCCTTTTTAAAAGATATTTTCTGGTTTAATATTTTTATTAGAAATGAAATGTTTGTTTTTTAAAGGGGGTAGCGATATTGATAAGATTTATAATGCTTGATAATAAACAAAATGAATTTAATTTCAAAAATTATACAGATGAATTAATGCGTAAAGTTGAACAAACTTTAAATTTAACACACTTATCATTTAATCATACTGAGGAATCTAAACGTAGTTGTTCTCTAATCTTAGCTGAAAAAGAATATTTTGTTGACTTTAGCATTATGTTTAATCTGCTTGGGGCTGATCAACTAAGAGTAGATATTTCAACAAAAGAAAATACTGCTGTTGATAAGGATTTACATAATTTGAAAATAATGTTGAAAGACCTAATGGTAGAAGAATGGATGCAATGTGTTTGGCTTGTAGATTATCAATCAGAAGAATTTGCTGAAGATCTATATAAAAATATTCACTCTGTTGAAAATAGTTTACGACGTCTAATTAATGCTGTTTTATCTCATCATTTAGGAATTGAATGGTGGAGTTTCATGCCCACTCACTTAACAAAAAAATATTCCCAAAGAATCAATGGTTATCGAGAGAAAGCACCAGGATTTAAAGATGTCTATGCAAATTTGTTATCCATTGATACTAGCGATTTGATTAGCATTCTAAAATTCAAGACATATAAGATAAAAAGTCAATCAATTTTTAACACACCTGACCCTTTTTCACCTGATTCATTGGTTCATAATCCAGCTCTTGTTCAATTTCAATATATTATGAGTGATATTATAAATAATGATAAATCAATAGAAGATCATAGAGCTGATTTGACTAAATTATTAGAGGAACAAATGGAAGTAGATATAGATTTTTGGGAAAGTTTTTTTTCTCCATTATTTTCTTGTACACTAAGGGAGTTTAGTGGGAAATGGGAGAATTTTAGTAAGGATAGGAATCACGTAGCTCATAATAAGTTAATTGATGATAAGCTCTATCGAAAATTTAAGAGGGTTATGGATGATTTATTTGGGAAAATAACCGAAGCAGAGGAAAAGTTTGAGGAGGTTCTAAAAATAAAATCTGATGACTTCCTAGAATATATGAAGATGTACGAAGCTGAAAATCTTCATAGAGTCCAAATCGAATCTAGACAGGCCATTGCAGAACAGGCAGGAATAGAGATTCTGAGTCAAGATCAAATCTTTTTCTTATTTCTAGAGCATGTTCATGAAACTTTTGGAAATATTAGCGATACAATTTACTATAGAACTGATATTGATGTGACTTATGATGAACCTGAAACATTAGAATCAGAAAAGATATTCGAGGTTAAAAATAATATTCTTGGAACAAGTATACATGTAGATGCGGATACACTAATAGACGAAGAAGTTGGATGCACTAGTACATTGAAACTATCAGTTTATTATAATGCTAATCTCAAGGAAAACTTTGAAATTAGTTTTTTAAATGGTGAGGCAGAATATAATGATGATCAAGGTACTTATATGCCTAAAATAGCAGATGAGCTTGACGTTTCAGATTTAGAAAAAATAGAGAATTATATCTTTGGATTATTAGAAAAAGAGATGCCAGAGATTTCTGAGGATGATCTTGCTTCCTTTATTCGTGAAACTATAAAAAGAAATTCTGGAGATTTTTGAGAATAATCTTGCTTTGTTTGTGTGTGAAAGGTAGGGGGAATTAACTACTTTAAAATAACAGTTTTTAAAGTAGTTAATTTATGTTTAATAATATATAGAAGGTGAGAACATAATGAATTGCAACAATGGTAGTTTTACTAACTATGCCAAACAAGATAAAAGTGGGTGGTACTTGCTTGTATGGAATAAAGAAACTAATAAAATCGAGAAAAATTTCGATTATAAAAATATACAGAAAATAAAAGGTGAGAATATCACTACAACAGCCTTAAATTATTTGAAAAAGGATGGGTTGTTTCATACTGTTGATACGAAAAATGTATTGAAATATGAGATAACTCTTCTTTTTTATCAAAAAAAGAAAGTCACAAGTCGCTATATCATGAAATATAAGGAAAAAATAAACGCTATAGATGGTTATTATGATGGATGGGAATATACAGTGAAAAATGAGAATGGAGTGTTTGGAACTTATGATAAAGATTATACTTTCTGGAAAGCACATAAAGTTCCAATATCACTAACCATCTTTCAGATACTTTGCATATTATGTTTATATATATACTCAGAGCAAATAACTATTTTTATTAAAGAAATAATGTATAAGGACCACAATGTGGGAACTTATGATAGATATTATAGGTTGTTGAGTGGAATAGTTGCGTTTGTACTGTTTGTTGTAGCAATAATCAATTCTACTTTTACTATAATATTAAAAGATTCGATTAAGCAGCATTATTTAAAAGATAGTCAAATAAGACTTATTTGCTCAATTGTTATTTTCGAAATTCCTGTCCTCTTAGCTACACTCATAACAGCATGGAATATAAGTCAGGTTGTAGGGGGAGCAACTTTTAACTCACTTTTAATCTTTAGTTGCATATTTATGGGTATAAAAATTGCATTTACATACTTTTTAGAAATAGAAAAAAGACAGAAATAATTAAAGGTAGTGTTCAGTGACAATAAAATTTTTTAAAAAGATGGTATGGAATTTAGATTCTCATACCAACTTTTGTTACTTCTCTGTATAATAAAAAATGAATATTTCAAGTTAACGAATTAGCAGTATGCTATTTAATTTATATGAGTCGTGCATATTCTGCGGGGCTTTTTTTCATAAAGAAAAGACACCCAAAGGTGCCTTTCTCCGACTTGAACCATCTTAATTTTAATAATATGTATTGGACGCCAATCCAATTATTATTTTATCACGTTAAGTAATATTGTACATTGAGAAATTTGGCATACCTCTTTATTTAAACGTAAAAAGTCCTAGAGGGGCTAGGACTTTTTGACAGAATGAAAATGATTCAAAAAAGGACTTGTATAACGTAACATATGAATGTTTCATAAATGTATCGTAAAAGTGAAAAAAATCTATATTTTGTTATTTTACTCCATCTCTTTCTAATGCTTCTTTTAGCATTCCTTCAGCTTCTTTTCTAATTTCTTCAGGTGTCATCTGGTCCACTGGTTTATAATTACCGTTTTTATCGTAGTCGGCTGTGTTAGTTTTTGGCTCATTTGTAGATGGCGGAACAGATTTATTAGGGTTCTCGTGTGTTATAACTTGAGATGCAGGAGATCCCTCTGTTTTAGACCTGTTTTGCTTTGTTAACTCTTCTTCTAACTTTTTTACTTGATCATCAAGAGCTTTATTTTCTGTTTCTAATGTTTTTATGTTTTTGTGAAGTACCTCATTTTCTTCAACGATTTGTTCATTAAAGTTTAGTCGGTTCATAGGTTCTTTTTCTGGTGATATACCTACTATAATAATTGCCATTAACATTAGTAATCCTGAAAAAACGAAATGATCTTTTGCTGTTTTTTTTAATAAGAGTTTAATAAATCCTTTAATTAAATAATAAATCCCGATAATTATAGTGTAAGTGAACGTCATAAACATGGTATGGAAAATCGTTCTAGATGTGAGGCTTGGGAATTCTCCAATTGTTTCATAAAGCGCACCATATGTAACTATTAAAATTGCAGCATACATTATCGTCAACATTAAGACGACAATTAAAAATCTTTTAAATAGTGTCAAAGCTATTCCTCCTGTAAATCTTAGATGTATTAGATAATTTAATAAAAAAATAAAAGCACTCTTTTGAGTGCCTATTTTAAGCAGATACAGTAGCTTTACCTTTACGGAAGATACCCATTAATCCACCAATCATTAAAGCTATAAACGCGCAAATAAGACCAAAAATACCACCAATAAGACCTAATACAAATTCAGTTGTTCGTTTCATTATAATCTCTTTAATTATGTAAAATGTAAGATTTCCGAGCTTATCATAGCAAACAATCAATTCAAATATTGTCATATTATGTCGAATGGAAACAAAAAAGCACTCATAAGAGTGCTTATCCTTCAATCTAATGTTTTTTACTAGATTTTTTATGTCCTTTATTTCGTTCACAAGCTACACCATCGCCATCACGATCTAAATGCGAAGCATAAGCTGGGCTATCTGGAGTTATATCATAGTAACCAGCATTATTTGCATCTGTACAGTTTGCAAAGTGAACTTTCTCTTGTTTAGGTGCAGCTTGTTGCTGAGGTGCTGTATTAGCTGCAGCTTTTTGTTGCTCCTGTTCTTTTGCTCGAGCTGCTTCTTGTTGTTTCTTTTGTTCTTCCTGTTGTCTTTGAGACTCTTCTTGTTTGCGTTGTTCATCTAATCGCTTTTGCTCTTCGGCTTTTTTCTGTTCTTCCAATTGCTTTTGCTCTTCGGCTTTTTTCTGTTCTTCCAATTGCTTTTGCTCTTCAGCCTTTTTTTGTTCTTCTAACTTCTTTTGCTCGTCTAACTTTTTCTGTTCTTCAGCTTTTTGTTTTTCTTCATTTTCTTTTTGCTTATCTTTGTCCTCTTGCTTTACTTCAGCAGCAGTTGTTTTTACTTTTGTATCTTTAGCCTTTTCGCTTTTAGGAGAAAATGAGAAAAATACCATCGATAAAATTAAACAAGAAATTGCTGAAATAGCGAGTTTCTTTTTACTCTTTCTTCTAACAGCAGCGACAATTAGCAATACTAAAAATATAAGTGCGGCTAAAAAGAATAATGCCATTAATGCTTCCATAATCGGGCCTCTTTTCAAATAATATAGATTTTGAGAATCACATAATGTAAGATTTCTGGATAATCATATCAAAATAAACATCTGTATATTGTCATATCGTGTCGAATGAAAATAAAAAAGAGAGCCGAAGCCCTCTTATTATATTCCTAATAGTTGTTTCTTTTTTGCTGTAAACTCTTCTTCTGTTAGAATCCCTTGATCTTTCAATGCAGCTAGTTTAGTGATTTCGTCAGCGACAGAATAGGTATTTACAGGATTTGTTGTAGAAGAATGGTCATTAGAAGCGGAAGTATTTTTTTCTTGTTCGTTCATGTACCCTTCTATTAAATCTTTTGCTTTTAAGAAATTGTTATATTCGTGTTTATTAAACATGACAGTATTTTCATCTTTTGCCAAGTCAGAGGTGGATTTAGTTTTTACTTCAGAGCTTCCAGGGAAAACGAATTGAATATAACCATGTGAAAGGAAGCCTGGTGGTTTGAATTGTATACCCGTAAGACTTTTGATTTGGATTTCTTTAGATCCCCTACCGATCAAACGAGAGTATTTAATAGTAATTTTAGTTGGTGTGACTACTAGTGTACTTAGTTGCCCTTTAAATTCTAGCATGTATATCTCCTTTTTATAACAATTTATATTGATAATAAGATGATAATAGCAAATTACACCTTCTTAATTTGTCATATTCTGTCGAAAGGTAAGAAAAAAGACACCCTAAGGTGCCTTCCTCCGACTTGAACCACTTTAATTTTAATAATATGTATTGGACGTCAATCTAAATATTATTTTACCATGTTAAATTGTTTTGTTCATTGAGAACAAGATAAGATACACGAGTCGTTTTTCCTTCTTCTCGATCAACTACATCTGGTTCTGCTGCTAATATATTTTCTCCTCTGCAATTATATATCTCTATCATACTATATAATTGTCAGCGGGTTTTTATATCGTTATTCAAATTTATTAATATTTATATTTTTAAATACATAGCTGAAAAAGAATTCACGACACAATACAAATAAATTCCTATAGCAAAGAATGCTAGTAAAAGTCTTAATAATTTGTCCTTACAATATATACTTACTAGTATTCCAAAAGGAACTAGTAAAATTAGTGGTGCGCACAACAATAAAATGCCTTTATATAAGCTGTCAGTTGTAAGCTGATTAATAAGTTCTATATAGAGTGACATATGGTGTTCCTTTCTAAAACTAATCTATTTATTGTTATAATACATTATATATTCCATAAAGAAAAGACACCCAAAGGTGCCTTCCTCCGACTTGAATCACTTTAATTTTACTTTTACAATATTTCATCTGCTATTTGAAAAGAAGTTCCCCCTCTTAGTAAAAAAAGTATCACTTAATATACCTAAGGCATATAGTGAGTATGACTATATGGGAGGGGTTAAATTTGAGTAGATATGAAGAACTGGAAGCGTTCGGAACTAGTTATCCTGAAATTCATCATTGGCATATCAAACATTGTAGATATAGAGTTTATGTAGCAATAGCTATTCCAAGTTGGAATCATGGTGATTTTAATGATTATGAAATAAGTGTTGTACGTAAATGCTTGGATCAGGGAGCAAACAGGGCACGACAACATCTTGCTCGATTTGGAGATAGTTTAGGTCATATAAACGAACTTTCTAAAGTCCAATCAGCACTTGATCATGCTCGAGAAGATGTTATAGCGGTAATGTCTTATTGTGCGAGTCAAGATCCAGAGTTAGCAAAAATCCCTGCTAATATATTGGATTATAAAGTGTTTTCTAGAAAACATTGTTGATAATGTTTTCTAAATTAGAAGTTATAACTTGTATTATTGAGCATAGATACTAATCTATGCTTTTTTCATAAAAAAAGACACCCTAAGGTGCCTTCCTCCGACTTGATCCACTTTAATTTTAATCATATGTATTGGACGCCAATCCACATATTACTTCTCATTCCACCATTTTTGTATTTCTTTAATCAAAGGAAAACGCTCAGCTTCTTCTTTAGACATTTTATTTGCGACTTCTTCCCCTACCTTGATTTTATTACGAATTCCAGGTACCTCATCAAAGTTTCCATAATCAAGGGTTTCAACTTCTTTACCTAAAACATCTGCCAAAATTTCCTTTGGATACATATTTTCTAATGTTCTATAGTCCTTAATCATTAAGAATTCAACATTATTTTCAATACATTCATCTTTATAATCTGATTTTACTTGTTTTATATTCCCGCCTTCAGCTTCGGATTTAGGTAGATCACTATCAATAATGACCATACTTTTTTCATGCAACTTTTTTAAATCTTTTGCATCAATCTGAAAGAGATTTTCACCACCAAGAGGGATAATTAATATTCGTTCCCTTTCTATGTTTAAACCAACTTTATCTAATAGTATGGTTAAGATGGTCACCTCAGTTTGTCCCTCAACAAATATTACACCTGTTGCAGAAAGAGCTAAAGGTAAATAAGCACCTAAAGTACTAAAAACAACATCTTTATTAGAGATATCAATTTCCTGACAATTTGTTTGTTGGCCATCATGCTTAATTAAATATAGTTTCTCTTTATCTTTTAAAGATTGTAATATAAAGGGAGAATGGGTTGCCAATACCCATTGTATTGAAAATTCACGAGAAATCTTTCTAATTAACTTAATAAATCTTTGCTGTAGCATTGGATGTAAACCTATTTCAGGCTCGTCAATAAATACAATATTCATTTTGGAAAAATTATTTAGCACCTTGGCAACGAAAAACATAGTATTATAGATTCCATCACCACTTCGGGATAATGGTTGTTCTTTTTCATTTCCATTTTGGTTCCAAATTAAAAATATATCCTCAGATTTTTCATCTCCTTGAGTTCTATTTATTTCAACCCTTACTAATTCTGGAAGTAAAATTTTGAAATATTCCATGGATGTTTTATATTTTCCGGAAGTTTTCCCTCTTTCTGAACAAATCTCTTTGAAATAATTAACTAATTGTAATTTTTTATCCTCTTCTTTACTAAAAGCTTGTTCGTTACTTCTTGTAACACCTGGAACATATAAAGAATTCAGATTCTTCATAGAGTACTCAAATTCAGTTAAATATGTAATTATACGGTATAACATGTTTGGAAAATCAGTAATTTTATCATATCCAAAAAACTCTTGAACATGATTATTCCAAGATTTAAAATCAACATAAGATTGAAATTCATCAAATATGCTTTGTCTAAGCGGGAGGCTTAGTAGTATTACTGCGTCTGAAAAAAACTGTTTAACCTTTTCTCTTTGAATATCGATCCTTTGGTCATTTAAATCTTTTAATTCTTTTTCGAAATATTGATCTTCATCTACATACTTCCATAGTTTCTCTAAATCTTCTTTTGTACATTTAAGAGATAATCTGATACATTGTTGGGAGGTATCTTGAGAAAACCCTTTACGATGCGTACTTCCATCCAATAATTTAGATAGATCCTTATCCATTTCTGTACCGACATTTATACAACTATTTAAACCTAAAAATGAGGCTAATAAAGCCGAAGTTTTCCCAGTATCATTAATTCCTGAGAGGACGGTAATGTTACTAATATCTAGCTTTAGTGGTGGATTACTTCCAATAGACCTAAAATTACTTATTTCAATACTATTTATATACATATGAAAGCCTCCGATACAGTTTGAAATTTAAGTTTGAATAAAATAAAAAGTTTTTAAACATAAAATTATAATAGCATAAGTTTAGAATGTATCAGGGATATAGCTAGCTATATCTTCCCTTTTTATTACTCTCTAATAAGGGATAACAACCTATTAATGTATTTTTAATCTTGTTGAGATACAAGTGTTTTGTCCAATGAAAAAAAGACACCCTCAGGTGCCTTCCTCCGACTTGAACCACTTTACTTTTAATAATATGATTGGACGCCAATCTAATTATTATTTTACCACGTTAAGTAATCTTTTTTCAAAAGGTTGGAAATTCAACCTGTTTTTTGATATATTTCGATTAAGGAGGCGTTGAGGTGTTACAACATTTTGAAGTTTATAAGTTACATGGAATTGAGGATAATAATATTTCCGTCAGGTTTAATAATGATTTAACTTTATTAGTGGGAAAAAATGGTGCAGGGAAAACTACAACCCTTAATATTTTAAACATATTACTTTCTAAACAGTTTGAAAATTTATTTAGATATAAATTTTCAAGGATAATTCTTACCACAGTAGAAGGTATCCTTATGATCAATAATAATGAGCGTCATTTAGATTTACAGTGGAATCCTACAAATAAGAAAAGTAGTTCTTCTGAACTTCAGATTAATAGAACAACATATTCTTATGGGTATAATAACAAACAAAGGATGACTTTTGAGTATGTTGGAAATCTAGATGAATTTGCGAAATCCATAGATACAATGTATTTTCCTACCTATAGAAGGCTTGAAACAGATATATTTAATTTATTGTCTAATTCTATTAATAGTGATTCTGAGGATATCTCAGATTATTCAAGAAGGAAAGTAGATGAGGTATTTAACAATTTGTCTAGCTTCTCTTATGAAGCCAACAATAATATAGTTTTAGGTGTTTCTAATAAAGAGATTAGTTCCATGATTAAGAATAAATGGGAAGAAGTCATAAAGTTTGAAAAGGAAAAGTTAAACCGTCTAGTGCGTAATTTTATGCTTTCCCTATTAAGAACCCCTTCACCTAAAGATGCAATTCCATTAGAGGATCTACACAAAACATTTAATGCTAGTGAAGTTAGAGAGAAATTAAAGCAGTTTTTTACGATGATAGGATATATAGATAAAGATAACCAAGTAGCGGTTTCATTAATAAATGAACACGTACAAAGGGTGGAGCAGGCTATAAACATGGATAGTGCAGGTTCAGAAATATCCCTAACCCAAGAGACTGTAGATGCTTTAATTTCTCATGATCAAATACATAGATTGTTAGAAATGTTTGAAGAAAGTCATGAAATTATAACAGAGAAAAAAAAACCTTTTCGTGAATTAGTTAAAGATTTAAAGGAATTTATAGATGCGGATATCATTTTTGATGAGGGGCAGGGAGTACTCTCTTTTTCTAAAAATCATATTCAGCTAAATTCAGAAGATTTATCTTCTGGTGAAAAACAATTAGTTACTTTATTTGTATATACAAAATTATGCAACAAGGAAAACACTATACTTTTAATTGATGAGCCAGAATTATCATTACATATTTCTTGGCAGAGAAAATTTTTAAAACATTTAATGAATAACAATAACAATGTTCAGTTTATTATATCATCTCACTCACCTTTTATAGTTTCTAATTATAAAGATAAGATAGAAGCATTAGCTCCAATGGGGGTTGAAGAGTAATATGAATGAAGGTATCCCATTTTTGACAATTCAAGATAAAATGAATGCAGCTCTACTTGAGGGGAATGATATACCTTGTTTAATAGTAGAAGGTACAACGGATGTGCTTATCTATGAAAAACTATTAGCTAATATAGAAATTGGAAGTGAACTTGATATTATAATTGGAGAGAGTAAATCTAATGTTAAGAAGTTTATTGAAGATGAGGGAGACGAGGTATCTTTTCCATACTTAGCTATATTAGATTCCGATTATGAGCGTTATTTAGGTTGTTGTTTAAGTCATAACAATGTAGTTTATACTCATTCTTATACCATGGAGAACTATATAACTTCAAATGAAGTTATTGAAGAGGTTATTAGAAGTTTTACTACGCTAAAAACAAGAGGGATAACAGCTAATAAATTATTAGAGGATATTATAAACTCTATAAAGCCCTTTATTTTTGCCTGTTTAGGAAAGCTAGAAAATGGGTGGGCTGTAAAGCTTGAAGATATAGGTTTAGAGACATGGGGTTATAGGAATGGTTTACAAGTAGATCAAGCGAAACTACTTAGTTATCTAAAAGAACAGTTAAAAGTTGATTTAGAGGATGAATTAAATAATTATGAAGTAACGCTTAATAAATTAATACAAACTGATCAATTGACTTTAGTATTAAGTGGAAAACGTATATATGATGCTTTATATTGGCGTTTTAAAAAAATATTCCCCAAATTTATGGATGGGAAAAGTAAAAGGCTTTTTGAAAGAGAGTTATATTGCTATATACACTATGATTCCAAAGCACAAGAGTTAAGAAGTTATATAGAGAATCATTTTAAACAATATACGGCTGCTCTCACAATTCAATAAGCTAATGGTATTGATATAGATATATGTAAATTAGATAATAGCTAGTCTAATTTATAGTAAGATATTTATAGAAAGGAGTTGTATTCGTACAGCTCTTTTTAGTATTTTTGTTTTATGTGTTCCTAAAATGAAAGCCATAACGAAAAAGATCTGGCCTGTAAGGATCAGATCTTTTTCGTTTACATGATAAAATACCTAATTAGTTCTAACAAAGTACTACCGGTAAGAATTGAAATGAATTTTTTTAAATCACATTCAAATTCAATTTCTAATTTATCTTGTTTTCGTAAGTATTTTATTTTCATGCATTAGGAAAACCTTCTTTCAACCGTATACTAATAAATTTTAACATTTAAAAAAATAGAATACAAATTTGGGACTAGAAATTATACTTACTCTATGCATTTTTAATTGATTAATATAAATAGCTATAGAATATCTTTATTGTTTTGCAACATTTTCACGTACAATGATACTTACTTAGCAAAACGACCTTGTTGCCGTCCATAAAGCTCTTCATAAGTTTCTGTGGTTAATGTAAAACATGCATAAGAGTACTTCATACAGAAAGATGCACTATTGCATATCCTTATCCGTAAGTGTGAGAAAGCATTGATATACAGCTATTTTCAAACTTTCTCAACATTTTTCTGATAACCACACGACTGAATTTTGGCAAAAATATGATATTATGAAAATAATAAAATAAACGGACGTAAAAAAGACTCATGGCTGTGCAAGTAGTGCTGGTAACACTCTTCCACGGTCCGCCCTAATGTGCCTAGGGGAACACTTGTCATAAGTCTCGTACATAATTATAACACACATCCTAGATATAGTGACGCGTTTTCCTTAAATGTAAGAAATCTAGGGTAACGTGTCTTTTTTGTCCAACAAGGAGGACAAAGATTGTGCAAAGTTCAATAGTGAAGTTGCAAAATGATTTGTACGCTAAAGGAATAAGCGATAGAAATATTTCAAAACAAATCAGTTTAAGCAACGTGACGGTTTCTAAATTTTTTAAGGAGAAAGATGGAATTAGATTCGACAAGTACGGAGAACTTTTAAAAATCGCTTATCCTAATGATGTAGAGTTACGTCGAGATCTTTGCGCTAAATACTTTACTAATACTAAAAGACATCTTAATAAAAAAATTGCGATGAATTATTTAATGGCTCATGGAGAGTTGGAACTTTTAAAACGACTAGTAGACCAAGAAATGACTTCAGCAAATAAAGAAAATCGCGAATGGGCAAGCTTGTATGAACTGATTTATAAAAGATATAAAGGACACATAAAAGGCGAAAAATTACTTTTGGAATTAAATAAGAGAAAGAAATACCTCAAATTAAAAAGTAAAGAATTAGAGATTTTATCCGAAGAAATAGAAATGCTATCAGCTTACGATCAAGGTAACTTTAAGTTAATGGTTAACAAATCCGATTTTTTAATGGAGAAACTAAATGATATTAAAGATCCTTATCTAAAAGAATCGTTTTTTTATAAGATAAAGGAATGTGCAATTCATGGTCATTTAACCGCATACGAACTAGAAAAACTAAGAGAAATATGCGAAGAAGTGATACAAAGTATACCTATCAATAATCGTTTTCCTGTTGTAGAAGCAACAGTATATGGTGTATTGGGAGAATCGTTTATGCTATGTGATGAATCCTTTGACAAATCGATATTTTATCTGAAAAAAGCATTGAGCATTTTAGAGAAAGAGTCGAGTAATCAAATGGAAATGAGAAGAACAATGATAGCTAATACTATTGAGTTTCTAAAAATACATCATAAAGTTGATTTAGAAAATATTAAACCATTACATGCTGCTGAACAAGCATATTTAGAAATACAAAAGGGTAATAATGAACATGCAATTGAAATTTTAATGAAGTTGAAAGAAGAGAACGGGGAACTGAGCGCATTTCAAATTTACTATTTAGGCCTAGCGAAAAATGACAAAGAACTGTTATTGAAATCACTAGATATGTTTGAGCGATTAGGGAATATTTTTTACGCTCAATTACCTAAGAAATCTCTAGGGATTATATAGAAAAAATGTTATAATTTATGAGAGTGAGGTGATACATAAATGAATAAGGTTTTATCGCTTATTACTATTTTAGCGTTGTCAGGTGGATTTTTATTCGCTCCTTCTGATAGCCAAAAAAAGCAACCTCAGCAGTTAGCTAAGGATACTCAACTTACAATTACATTAAAAATGTCTGATCCAGGGACGGGCGTTTAAATTATATATTTAATGAATGACATCTTCTTTTTTTAGAAGATGTCATTCGTCGTTTTAGGGAATGTTAACTATTTTTCAAAAAAAATAAATAATTAACGAATGTGAATTGTTCACAAATTATATAGAGGATGCAGGGGGAATGAACATGGAGAATTTAGTTACAGAGTTATTGATAATGGAGACGGTCGAAGGGGTAAATATTGAACATCTCCGTGAAATGCTACTAGAATTATCAAACGAAGGAAAAGAGTAAAACAAAACTCCGTAGACAGTAATTAGTCTTACGGAGTTTTGTTTTTAGATATAAAGCTTTGAATTGTTGATTTAAACAACTCTTTGTTGTCCTCTGATAGTTGATTAATCAGTGTCATCCATTCGTTAGTTTCTTTACTTATCTCTTCTGTTTCTTTAACTGTTAACTTTTGATGCATCGCTCTTCCTAATAAGTAATCAATAGAAACTTCGTATATGTCTGCTAGTTTAGTTAATGTTTCGTAGTCAGGTTTACGTCTTCCTGATTCGTAACTAGATAAAGTGGCTTTGTTTACGTCTAATTTTTCTGAGATGAAAGTCTGTGTGTACCCCTTCTTTTCGCGGCACGCTTTCAATCTTTCGTTTAAGTTCATAATTTTATTATTCCCCTTTATAAATAAGATCCCATTGCGAAGTATTATTCTTTAATTACAGTATATATACTTTTTGACAACTTTTCACTATTTGTAAAAAAAATTAAAACAAAGTGACAAAACAGGGGTTTACATTTACGAAATGACAACTTATAATGAAATTAAGTTGTTGTCGAAATGACAACTATAGGAGGTGAGGCGGATATGACATTTGGAAACAGAGTTAGAGATATTCGCAAACAAAAAGATATAACACAATCAAAACTGGCTAAGAGTCTTGGTTTTAGTCACGCTTCAGCTATTTCTTTCATAGAAAATGGCAAGAGAAGATTAGATGCTGAAAAGATACCTATTTTAGCAAATGCACTTGGAGTATCAATAGATGAACTTTTTTTTACTCAAAAAGTTGTCATAATGACAACTGGAAGGCCGGAGGAGAAAGAAAATGAATCAATTACAGGTTTTCAACAATGAAGAGTTCGGT